GGTGATATTATAAAAGGAGGTAATAAATATAATAAATATACATTAAATGAATTAAAAGAAATTGCTAAGAAAAATAAGATTAAAATTACTAAGATGGTTGTTATTAGTAATGATGAATTACATAAGAAATTAAAAGATAAGAATATTATTATTAATAAAAAAATAAAATTAGAAGATTTTAAAAGAGTTTTAATTGAAAATAATATTAAAATTACTAAAAGAGTTAATCTTACTAAACAAGAATTAATTAAAAAACTTATTAACAAATAAAACAACATTTATTTTTATTTTTAGATATTTATTCAAAAATTTGAACTAATAATTATCTTTTAATTTATTGAATTTTGTTAATACGAATAATAATTCATCAATATTTTATTAATTGATTATAAATATTTAAACAAACTTATATTATCCAAAGAGATACATTAAAAAATAATCCTTATGGCAAGAAATATAAAATAAAAATAAGTATTTATATATAGAATGAGATATTTATTAATTAAAACAATTAATTATATCTATTATATAGATTTATTTAAAATAAATCTAATAAGTGATATATTTACTAATATAGATGAATAAACAATTAAAAAAAAATTATTAATATATTTTAATGATGAATTTAAAAATATAATTAAAGATTATGCTAAAGATGTTTTTTATAAAATATTATATTTTGATGAATTACCAAAACTAGAAATATCAATTGAAGAAGATAATATAATAACCAAATATCCGACAATTAATGAAGATAATATAGAAAAAATAATAGAAATTGAATATAATTTGAGTAGAAGTACTTCTATTGAAAAAGATCCTGATATAAATATTGAATCAGTATTTAAATATTTAATTTGTATAAAAGATAATATAAATTATTATATAGATTTAAAAGAAAAAGATAGTAATATAAGAAAAATAATATATAAATATATAAAAAACGACAGATCAATTAAAAAAACCAATATAAATGATTTTAATATATTAATTAAAGAATTATCTTCAATTCATTTTGATTTTGATTCTTTTGTATTAACACAAACTAATAAAAAAACTGAATTAAAGGAATTAATATATTTAAAATGTAAAACATATCAAAATAATTTAGACTTATTTATTGTCTATTTAAATGATTATAATAATTTAAATAAAGGAATTAATAAACTAGAATTTGTTGAAAATGATAGTTCTATTTCATTAACATTTAAAACACAAATTCTTTTCGATAAGAGTGATAAAATAACACAAGCTTTTCAGAGTGAAAGAAGTTATATAATTTATTTAGAAAATGATAAACAAAAATATTTACAAGATTTTATTTTGTTTAATAAGCATTTATGGAAATATAAAATAGATGGAGATATAAAAATAACTAAAGATATTTTTTTTGATAAAATATTTATAAAATCTAATGAAATATTTACTTCTAATAATAAAATTAAATTAACTTTAGTAAGAGAAACAATAAATAAGGAAATAAATAAGGAAATAAATAAGGAAATAAATAAGGAAATAAAAATTGAAAATAATAATTTATTAAATTATATTCACTATATAAAACAAATTATTGATAAAGATATTCTTAAATATTGTTATTTTACTATATTGATAGGTAGTACTGATAAATATAGAATAAAATTTAACGTTATGGAAAAAGAAATAAACGAGGCTTATTCTAATAATCTAGAATTAAATTTTAAATTTTTTAATGATCTAATAAGAAATAAATATACATGGATAAAGAACGATTTAAGATTTATAAGTATACATTATGTTTTAGAAGGAAAAGAAGATGATTATTTTACTGATACATTAAAAGGATTATATGGTGATATTATAAAAGGTGGTAATAAATATAATAAATATACATTAAATGAATTAAAAGAAATTGCTAAGAAAAATAATATTAAAATTACTAAGATGGTTGTTATTAGTAATGATGAATTACATAAGAAATTAAAAGATAAGAATATTATTATTAATAAAAAAATAAAATTAGAAGATTTTAAAAGAATTTTAATAGAAAATAATATTAAAATTACTAAAAGAGTTAATCTTACTAAACAAGAATTAATTAAAAAACTTACTAGCAAATAAAACAACATTTATTACATTTTTTAAGATTTATATTAATTTTATTTTTAGATGCGAAAACAAATGCTTCTATCATTAGAGAAATAAAACCATTATCTATTAATCTTTTAATATCAATAGATAATGAATAATTTTCATGTGAATTAATAAATTCTTCTAATACACTAATAACTATTACTTTTTTTTCACTACTTTCTTTATCTTTCATTTTTTCAACTATTTCCATAGTAATTTTTATAAATTCCATAACATTCATAGAATTAATATCATTATTATTTACTATCGTATTTATAATATCAGTATTCATTATTTATTTAATTATATTATTAAATATTCTTTAATTCAATTTTATTACAAATAATTCTAGCATTCCATATATCATTACCTATTTTATTACTTAATGAATATACAAATCCAATTAATAATGCCCCTAATATTTTTTCTTTCATTTATTATTAATAATAATAATATATATTAGAAATGTATGCGGATATACCTATATTTAATAAAGATGATAATTTAGATAAATTAGAAGATATTAATATAAAATTAAATGAATGTAAAACAAAATTTAATGATAAAAAAAATTAACAAATAGAACAAATAATAAAACAAATTAATATATATAGATTAAAAAACAATTTGATATAATGACTACATAAAAAATTCCTTTATTTAATAAAGATGAAGATATAGAAAAATTACGAGGAATTTATGAAACTATTTATGAAAAAAAAAAGAAAATATTACAGAATATTAGAAAAATATAAAGAATTAATTGATATTTTGAATAAAAAAAAACAAATTGAAATAACGACTATAGAAAATATAGTTTTATTTGATAATGACGAAGATAAAACTATTCATGAAAAAAAATAATATATAATGAATTAGTAGAAAAATGTAAAGAATGTATTGACAATTTAAATATTATACATGAATTAATTGTATACTATTTTGAAAAAAAAACCCTGTAAAAATAGAAACAATAAATAGTTTTTCGGAATTGGATTCTAGATTGGGGTATAATGGTGGTAATAAATATAATAAATATACATTAAATGATTTGAAACAAATTGCTATAGATAATAAGATTAAAATTACTAAGATGGTTGTTATTAGTAATGATGAATTACATAAGAAATTAAAAGATAAGAATATTATTATTAATAAAAAAATAAAATTAGAAGATTTTAAAAGAATTTTAATGGAAAATAATATTAAAATTACTAAACAAGAATTAATTAAAAAATTAGATTTTTAGATGCGTAAAAAATACTTCTATTAATTGATAATGAATATATTTATTTATTTCATTATTATTAGATAAATGTTTTCATTTGTTAAAAGTGCTTTAACTAGAAATACTTCAACTAGATATATATTTTTTGTATGTATGAAATACAATGGAAAAGGAAGAAATATAGAAAAAGAATATACATATAGTTTATTTTATATTGATACGAATATATCTACAGGTTATGATGGTTTTATAATATGTTCAAAAATTCCACAAGTTATAAGTTCTATAATACAATTAGATTTAAATAAAGGTCAATACTTAATATCGAGTAATAGTAGTGGAGGAAATCCTATAACTTTAGGAACATTAATTAATGCTGATAATATAATTGGTATGTTTTTTATAAATAATATTTCTAATTATATAGATGAATTTAAAAATGCTAAAAATATATTAAATGGTGGGAATATAAAAGATATTATTGATAGAATAACAAGATTTGGTACTCCACCAGAGGAAATTATAATAGAATCTATACCTAAAAATACAAATACATTTCATACAGCTCTTGAAAGTTTATATTCTAAAGGTAAAAATCCTTATGAACATAGATTTGGTGGTAATAAATATGATAAATATACATTAAAGGAATTGAAACAAATTGCTATAAAAAATAAGATTAAAATTACTAAGATGGTTGTTATTAGTAATGATGAATTACATAAGAAATTGAAAGATAAGGATATTATTATTAATAAAAATATAAAATTAGAAGATTTTAAAAGAATTTTAATTGAAAATAATATTAAAATTACTAAAAGAGTTAATCTTACTAAACAAGAATTAATTAAAAAATTAGAAATTTAAATCTTCTTTTTAATATTTAATTTAATTTTATTATTATTTTTAATAAACATATTTGGATTAAATTCTTCTTCATTATCTTCATCATCTTCATAAAATAATTTATTTTGTTTTTTTTGTTCTTCTAAGGCACATAAATTCCATAATTCAGGAGAACACATTTTAAAACTTTTATCTACTGCTTTATACCATTTAATTTGTTCAGTAATTGAATTTTCTTGTGTAGTATTATCAATAACCATTACTTCAAAATTAGCAGTTGTATTATCCATAATTTTATTAAAAACTTCAAAAGAATTACATATACCAGCATAATGATTATAAATCTTTTCTCTTTCTTTTATTACATTATTCTTAAAAATAAAAACATAATCTATTTGACTTCTTAATGATGGATTTAATCCCAATGGAGTTTGTGATGTAATTATTGTTAATATAGAATAATGTCTTCCATTCATAAATATACTACGAATATTTTTATCCTTTTGCCAAATACTTGAATTAAACATACAATCATCTAATATGATAAAAGCTCGTGGATCTATATCACTTTTTCCATATTTTTTAATTTCTTCATTTCTTTGTTTAGTTACTTTAATTTGTCTATCTAAAAACCTTTGAATAATTTCTGGATCATAATCATCATATATTAGAATATTTGGAACGAATTTTTGGAAAAATTGATTACTTACTTCTGTCGGTGAAATTATAACACAAACAGGTATATCTTTATGATATGATAATAAATCTTTTAAACAAAAGGATTTACCTGAACGTCTTTTTCCTATTAATAATATTATTCCGTCTTGTTTCATTTCTTGTGGATTAAATTTCTTTAATTCCAATTTCATCTTATATAAATATATAAATAAATATTTATATATTTATATGATGCGTTAATAATAATTGAATATATTATTATGATTTTAATAGAATAATGGAATATTATTTAATTGCGTTAATAATTACTATTGTGGTTTTTTTCGTAATTCAAATATATGAATATAATAAAATTAAGAGATATATTGAAGAAAATGGGGAAAATTATAATATAGAACCATATTCTCTATTCAATATGAATAATTTATTATTAATAGTAATTTTATATATAGTTTCAACTATTTCTTGTTATTATTTGAATGTGTCTAAATGGAAGATATTTAATAATATTAAGAAAGTTGTTGAAATTAAAAAAACTGGAGGAGAAGAAATTACAATGGATGTTGAAGATTTTGACCCGAAAATCTTATCAAAAATAAACGATAATTTTAATGTAGGTTTTGAACCTTTTGGAAGTGAAATAGATGATAGTTCTTCTATAAGTTCTTTAAGTTCTTCAACATCTATTAAATAATTTGAATATTAAGACTATAAAAAATAGATATTTTAATATCTTTATCTAAATTAGAAATATTTTCATTTATTTCGTGTAATTGTTTTAATTTTAAATATTCTATACATTCTCTTCTATTATATTTATGTAAATATTCTAATAATCTTATTTCTTTATCTATTTCTTCTTTTTCTTTAATATTTTCTATTAAATTATTATATTTTTGTATAAATTCAAATGGATTACTAAAAAGTAGTTCTTTTCCACTTATTTTTTCTAATTGTTTAATACTTAGAAAATTTAATTTATCTTTTATATTATCTACTTTAATTGTTTTTGGTTCAATATCTATTTTTTTTTTTAATAATCTTCTAAAAAAATTAAAATTTTGTTTATCTTTTTTGGGGTTAAAAGAATAATATAATTGAAATATATCTTTATCAGATAATAATTCTATATTTTTCTTATCTAATAATTGATTTATGGATAGAAAAGAAGTATTGTATTTTAATCCAATTAAATATATTTTTCTATCAAATTCCTTAATATTTGTTTTTATTCCAAAAATGTTTTTAAATAAAATATTTTCTAAATACCTTTCGCAATTAAAAAGAAAAGATATATTATATATTGATGTATGATTTTCAAATATAATTGTTATAGTAATATTTAAATTTTTAACATATATATATTTTTCATCTATTTTATATTTAATAATACGATGTTTTTCCGGATTAGTGGATTTGCTATCTAAATCACATTTTAATGTTAATTCATCATGATTAATATCTTTTAAATTAGGAAAATTAAAATATATTGATGTTATTCTTAATTTATTATTTAATAATGTATCTTCTACATTATAAACATTATATATTTGTTGTTTTTCCAATAAATCTTTTGGTAAATAACGAGGAGAACCATTTGTAATTATATATATTCTTTTAGAATTTAATTCTTTATTAAGATTATCATTTAAATTCATTTTTAATTTAAGTATTGCTCCATGAATTATTAAAGCACCATGTGAATTTCCTATAATTATTACATTAAGAGGTGTATATAATAAATAAAATTTAATTAATTCACACATCCTTTTTAATCTAGAATTTTCAGTTAATTCTTCATTATTATTTATTTTCTTAGCATCCTTCATTGTTTGTCTAATATCTCCAAAAACTCTAGATAAATTACTATTATAATTAATAACTTCTAAAATTTGATAAGTTTCTGGATAATATTCACTTTTATTTTTATGATTAGTTCCAGAACCATTTATAATTATATAAACAGCTCCTGTTTTATTTAAATTTATTTCTTCTTCCATTAATAAAATGGAAGAAATTAAATAATATTAACAAAACAAGAGGAGGATAAATTATAATGGATGTTGAAGATTTTGACCCAAAAATCTTATCAAAAATAAACGATAATTTTAATGTAGGTTTTGAACCTTTTAGAAGTTGAAATAGATGATAGTTCTTCAACATCTATTAAATAACTACTCAAGAACTTAAAGAACTTAAATTTTTAAGAGTAAGACTAATATAAATTGATATTTTAATATCATCATGTAATAATTTTATATTTTCTTTTATTTCTTGTATGCTACATGTTTTTAAAAACTCTATACATATTTGTCTATTATAATTACGTAAATATTCTAATAAATCATTATAATTTATTTTTTTAAATAATTTAATTTCTTCTATCATTTTGTTATATGATGTTATAAAATCTGTTGCTGTTTTAATATCTGAAATACGTACATTATTACCACATAATATATTTAATTGATGTATACTTAATAAATTTAAATTATCTTTTATTTTTTTATCAACTTTAATTTCTTTTATAACAATACCATCTGGAACAGGTTCTATTTTACTCGACGCTAGAATAGGGGTTTTATCTTTATAAGGTTTAAATGAAAAATATAATTGAAATATATCTTTATCAGATAATAAGTTTAAAAAAGAATTTATATCTCTTATATTATATTCATCTAAATAAGATATTATATAATCTTTACTTGTTGAATCTTTTCTAAAAAAATCTCCAATTTTATATAATATTCTATCAAAATCTATAATTTCTTCTTTTTTAGGAATTGTTGTTAATAAATAAAATATAATCAAATTACACATACTTATTAATCTAGAAGTTTCAGTTAAATATTCTTCTTTTTCTAATTTTTCAGCATCCCCTATTAATATACGATAATCACTTATAATATTTTTTCTATTATAACTAATAACTTCTGATATTTGATTATAATATGAATAAGTATCAAATTCACTACTATTTGTATGTTTACTACCAATACCCCATATATTTATATATACAGATTCAGCCATATTTAAATTTATTTCCATTTATAATATAAATGGAAGAAATAAAAGAAGAAGAAGAAGAATTTATAAAAGCATGTCGTGATGATTATGAAAAAGTTGAATTTATAATAGGTTTTGTTGATAAGAAAACAAAAGAACCTGATGATGAAGAAGATAAACTTATTTATAATATTAATAAAATATTATTTACACCTAATCCTAATCCGGAAAATAATAATGATCGTTTAAAGAAAATAATTGAATTAATAAATCATGATAATGTAAGACAAATTGCCAGAAATATATTTGTTCTTTTACATTATCACGATTTAATGGAAAATAATAGTAAACCAAGTTGGGGGGAACATTTATTAAGAGATTTAATAAAAGAAGATAAAATAGTTGAAACAAATAAGAAAATATTTAAAAAAGAATATGAGTATGTATATAATAAACCTTTTGATACACTAAGTCCTGATGATATTGACCTTAAAATAGTTAGTGATACTAAACCAATTGGAAGAAGTATTCCTAAATTAACAGGAAGTATTCCTAGAAGACTTAAATCAACTATATATTTTACTCCTCTAGAACGTCAAAGAACTGAAGGAGGAAAATTGTATAAAAATAATAGAAATGATAATAAAAAATGATTTATCTAAATTAATTAAATATTTAAGCGAAGATGATTCAGTCTTTTAACAAAAATCAAACCTACTTCTCGGCATGTGTCGTATATGTCCTAAATATCATCGTATATTATCCTCAATTTAACAATTATGAAGATATTTGCGAGATATTTGATATCTACGTCAGGAAGATTGTGTTAAATAACTCTTCACATTCGCAACAAATCAAGAACGATTGTTTGGCAATGATTAAATTCTTCTTCACAGCTGATTACATATCTCAAATTACTTCTTCGTTTGAGATTGAAGAAGATGCTTATCATTATCTCGCAATTCTCGTTCAATTTCAAAGAGTATCAAATAGATACAAGTTGGTTTCGATGAGCCCATATCATTACTATAATCCTTCAAATATCCATCGTGCTATTGTTGAATTATAGTTTTTTGATTTTTTTTATTTAAAGAATATATATACATATATTAAATGATTTGATATTTTGAAATGATTATTGACGATTATATTAATTATGAGATTGAGTATCGTAAGAAATATGGTGAAAAAACCTTGATATTAATTCAAGTAGGTTCTTTTTTTGAATTATATTCTATTAATGAGAATTGTTCTTTTATGAATAAGATTGGAGATATATGTAATCTTACTATAACGAGAAAAAATAAGACTATTAGAGAAATTGGAAAAAATAATCCATTAATGACTGGATTTCCTATACATTCAATTCAAAAATTCATTCAAATTCTTCTTAATCATCAATTCACAATTGTTTTAATTGAACAAACAACACCTCCTCCAAATCCTCAAAGGAAAATTACGGAGATAATTAGTCCATCTACAAATATTAATAATAATATTAGGAATGGTAATTATATATTAGTTTATTATTTTGAGGAAGTTAATGGATTTTTAATAGTAGGTATTAGCGGAGTTGATTTAACAACAGGGAAATCATTTGTATATGAAATTGGGTCTAATAAAAAAGACCCACAATTAACATTAGATGAATGTTATAGGATATTATCGGTATATAATCCAACAGAGGTTTTAATTATTAGTGATGGAATAAACGATGAATATAAGAATAAGATAAATGATATTATAAATATTAATTGTTTAATTCATAGAAAATTTGAAGATTATGAATTATTATCTTATATGAAGAAATTGGATTATCAAAAGAAGATTTTGGAGAAATCATTTAAGAATTCTTCAATGTTATCAATAATTGAATTTTTAAATTTAGAAAAGATGACAATTGGAATTTTAAGTTTTTGTTCTTTATTACAATTTGCCTATGAACATAATGCCGATATTATTAAAGAATTAAATATTCCAGAAGTTTTAGAAAAATCCAATAAATTATTATTAGAATATAATTCTGCTATTCAATTAAATTTAATCAGTTATAATTCAAATGATAAGACATTAATGGAAATTTTAAATAGAACTTCTACTGCTTTTGGTTCTCGTGGATTTAAAGAACGTTTATTAAATCCAATTAATGATAAGAATGAATTGAATAGAAGATATGAGAAGATAGAAGAATTATTAAAAGATAATAAATTTAAATTAGTTATTAAGAAATTGAATAATATTAATGATTTGGAGAGAATTAAAAGGAAGATATTATTAAAGAAGATAAATCCTCATGAATGGAATGGTTTCATTAATTCATTAGAATATGCCATGGAAGCATTCGATATCTTAGATATCAAAAATGAAACTTCTTTATTAATTCAATCATTTTCACATTTAAATTTGGATGAATGTTCTAAATATAATATCAATGATATTAAGTCAAATATTTTTAAAGAAGGTTATTCAATTGAGATTGATGAATTAATGGAAGATTATAAAAATCAATTGAAGAAAATAGATGAGATAGTCGATAAAATTTCTAGAATTGATGATACAAGTTGTAAAATAGAATATAATGATAAGGATGGTTATTTCATATCAATTACTAAGAAGAGATTTGAAACTGCTTTAAAAAAAGATAAGAGTTTTATGACTAAGTTTGATAAAAGATTAACAACTAATAATAATAGTTATAAATTAACTTCCGCAGATATTAATGAAGCTTCTACTATTATCGAAAGGAGACAAGAAGAAATTAGTAAAAAAGTTATTTATAAATATCAAGAATTCTTATCAAATATCTCTAAAAATCAAATTGATATTTTAATAAAAATAATTGATGAATTAACTGAATTAGATATTAGTTGTTGTAATGCGAGAAATGCTTTTGATTTTTGTTATTATCGACCAATTATTAAAGATGGAGGTTCTTATTTAAATGCTGAAAATCTTAGACATCCTATTATCGAAAGACTTATGACTAATGTTGAATATGTTGGAAATGATATTAATCTAAATCAAGATGGGATATTATTATATGGTATTAATTCATCTGGTAAAAGTTCCTTAATGAAAGCAGTTGGACTTTCGATTATTATGTCTCAAGCTGGAATGTTTGTTCCAGCAACATTATTTGAATTTAGTCCTTATAATCATATCTTTACTAGAATTTGTGGAAATGACGATATTTATAGAGGTATGAGTAGTTTTGTAGTAGAAATGACGGAATTACGAAACATTCTTCAAAGAGCTGATGAAAATAGTTTAGTTATAGGAGACGAGATATGTTGTGGAACAGAAATTACATCAGCTGTTGCTATAGTATCATCCGCTATTAATGAATTAATTAAAAAGAAGTCTTCATTTATATTCACAAGTCATTTACATGATTTACCAACTATATCAATTATTAAAGATAAAAATTTAAGAATTTATCATATTCATATTGAGATAGTAGATGATAAGATTATTTATGAGAGGAAGTTAAAAGAAGGGCAAGGTTCTAATATTTATGGAATAGATGTTTGTGGTTCATTGGATATGCCTAATGATTTTATGAAAAATGCGGAGATAGTTAGAAAGGAAATTACAGGATTGGATGTTAATTTAATGAATACTAAAAAATCTAATTATAAATCATCTATTTTCATGGATATGTGTCAAGTATGTAAAGAGAAACCCGCAAAAGAGACTCATCATATTAATTATCAAATCAATGCGGATGATAATGGAAAATTTAGTAATTTTGATAAAAATACTCCACATAATCTTATAAATGTATGTGAAGAATGTCATTTGAAGGAACATAAAGGAGAGATTGGTATAATTGGTTATAAACAGACATCAAAAGGGATTATAATAGAAATTGATAAAACGGCGAGGATTTATAAATTGATAAAGAGGGGAAGAAATGGATGGTTTATGAGGAAGAAGATTAATGATAAATTCAAGGCGGTTGAAGAGAAGGATTTAATTGATTTTTATAATAAACAGACTAAATCAGTAATTAAGGAGATTTCGATAGAGATGGAAAGAGATTTCTTAGATATTAGTTTATAATATATATAAGAAATTATTAATTATTTTTATCTAATTAGCAATAATGAAAAATGTGCTTATTACAGGTGGAAATGGTTTTATAGGTTCTAATTTTATTACCTATATGACTATTAAATATCCTAATATTAATTTTATTAATTATGATTGTAATTATTATTTGACAAATAATATTGAAGAAATTAAAGATAAGAGAAATTTTATTAATTATGAAAGAAAACTTCAAGATAAATCTTTTTTATTAGCAGTTTTAGAAGAACATAATATAGATACTATAGTTCATTTTGCTGCCCAATCGCATGTTGATAATAGTTTTTTCAATTCTCTTCAATATACTGATGATAATATTCTAGGAACTCATATATTATTAGAATGTATTAGAATTTATAATAAAATAGAATTATTTATTCATATATCAACGGATGAAGTATATGGGGAAAATGAGAATGATGATGATATTAAAACAGAGAAGACTTTATTATGTCCAACAAATCCTTATTCAGCAACAAAGGCAGCCGCCGAAATGTTAGTTAATTCATATTATTATTCATTTAAAATTCCAGTAATTATCATTAGAAGTAATAATATATATGGAAGGAAACAATTTACAGAAAAGGTAATTCCCAAATTTATTACTCAATTATTAAATAATGAAAAGATTACTATTCAAGGCGATGGAACAAATAAACGAAGTTTTTTATATATAGATGATTTAATAGAAGCAGTTGAATTAATTTTATTAAAAGGTAAAATAGGTAATATTTATAATATCAGTTCAACTGATGAAATATCTATTATGGATTTAGCAAAAAAATTATTGGAAATGATGAATTGTGAAGAAACTGATAATATTATTTATATAGAAGATAGACAATATAATGATAAGCGTTATTATATTTGTGATAAAAAATTAAAGGAATTGGGATGGATTAAAAGAACTGAATTAAATGAAGGATTAAAAAAAACAATTGAATGGTATAAAAGTCAAAAAATGTTATGATAACCACTTTTTGACCCCCCCTTATTTACAAATGCTTCCTAACAGCACTATAAACATCTTTCCCATAGTTGTGAAGAACGATAGACAACATTTCAATCTTTTTTTCGTGTTCGATATATCTCTTAAAATAACTGAACATCGATGAGGTTTCCATGGAATAATATTCATTAAAAATCCTCTCAACACCAACTATATAATTATCATCGATATACTTGTCAAATTTCTTCAAGAACTTGTTAATTTTCTTTAAACTTGTTGAACGTTTCGGTTCATTCGCATTTAAAGGGTTCTTATGAGGATTTTTTTCAAGCAATACAACGTTATAAGTTGAAGTTAAGCCAATATTTTTCCAATACCTAATTGTGGAAACACCATAGACATTTTTGTAATGTTCGATGTCGAATGAAATTTCGGATGGGTCTTCGGTCAAGAGCAAAGAGAGGAGATAGATTTGGAACAACTCACGAATAGAAAGCAATTGTGGAATAGTTAATATAACAGATTTTTCATTCAAGAAAATCTTAATAAAGTTTTCATACTTTACGAAGATAATATTGATTGGGTCTCTGTTATAATGAACATAGAAACAACTGATAGAAGGCATATTCGGGAGATTTGAGTGTAAAACTACTTGGAACTACACTAATTATTTTATTAATTTTTTATTATCATTTTTTATAAAATTATAAAATTTTTAATACATTAAAAGAAAGAACAAAAATAATGTAATATTACATGTAATTCTTAATAACACTACAAATATCATTACCATGATTGTGTTTAATTGCCGACAATATTTGTATTTTTTCTCATATTCGAAGATATGAACTTTCGAATGAGTAATATTCTTGAAACAATTTATCGAATTCAGCAATAAGTCCTTTATTATAATTTCTATAAAATGTTCTCATAAATTTATTAATTTTCCTCGAACTTGTCGAACGTTTCGGTTCAATTGTATTCAAAGGATTTCTATGAGAAGATTTTCAAGTATTTTATCGTTGAAACACCATATATATATTTACCTTCAATACGTGATCTTTCAATTGTCAAAGTGTCCAAAGGTGTAAAGAATTTAATGAAAAATATATTTTAAATGAATTACCAAATGGATATGAATTTATTGATTATAAATTTAATATTAAAGGTTGTTCTTTATCTACATTTCATCGCGATGTAACTTCAAGTCAAACTTATTATAAAACAAAATACCCTGTATTCACTTGTATAACTTATAAAAATAATGGAAATTTATTAGCAATATGTCCATCAAGTCATAAGACAACTCCTTATTTATTAGAAAGACCTTTAATAATTAAAGGAAAAGAAGGAACAACTATTTTATTTAATTGTGATATTATTCATTCAGGAGCTATAAATGAATTTGGTGAAAATAGAGAAGCAATACAATATAAGATTTGTCATATAGAAGATAAAAATAAATTAAAACATTTAATAGGTATTAATAAAACATCGAAAGGAAATTGTAAAAATAATTGGATATATGAATATGGATTAAGAAAAATTTCATTATTTTTTCCATATATATTTAATCATATTTTTATTAATATTCTTCAAAATAAACCTAATAAAAATAGTTTTATGGATATAATTATTTCAACATTTTATATAGGAGATTTTTATAATTCTTGAATAAAAGATGAAAAATTAGTTTCATTAATTCCAATAATTTCATTTACCTTAACGCCATTTTTCAAAAATATAAATGTTGGAACAGATGTAATATTAAATTTATTTACTAAATCTTCACTATCATCAATATCTACTTTATAAAAATTTATATCTTTATATTCATTCGCATAATTAGAATAAATTGGAGCAAATTTTTTACAAGGAGAACACCATTCTGCTGAAAAACAAATAATAGATTTTTCAGATCTATAAATCTCTTCTTCGTGAGCTTTATTAAATATAATTTTTAAAGTCATTGAAAAAAAATGATTTAATTATAAATTAAATATTAGTTTTATATATAAATCAAGAATGATATGTATAAAAATGATTGAACCTGCTTCAGCAAGTATAGCGGTTTATCTAATAACAAGAGGAACATCAACAATTAATAGAGATAATAGATTATTAAGAAAAAATCCCATATTTCTAAAAAAGAAAGTTTGTAAATGGTTTTTAAGAAATAGAGAAGAAGTTGTTAATTCAATTATAGATGAAACAAATGAAATTATGATGGATAGTTTAAATTTAATTCATATTAATTATTTCAATCCTTCTATATTTATTATAATATATATGATGTTAATAATATTAACAATTATATTTTAAAAAATGATTTTTGTATTTTATAAGATAATTAAATATGTCATTAAGAGATTGGATTGATATAAATAAATTAGATTTATTTAATTTATCATTTAATCCTAAATCTGTCAAATATCTTGAGGAAAATCCTGATAAAATTAATTGGGATGCTTTATCATTAAATCCTAATGCTATTAAGATTTTAGAAAAAAATCAAGATAAGATTGATTGGAATAATTTATCATTAAATCCAAATGCTATTAAGATTTTAGAAAAGAACCAAGATAAAATTAATTGGAATAATTTAGCATTAAATCCTAATGGAGTTGAATTATTATTATCATCTCAAGGTAAAAATTTCACATGGTATCATATGTCATTAAATCCAAATGGTATTAAACTTCTTAAAAATTATCCTAATCAAATAGATTGGAACAATTTATCTTTAAATCCTAAAGCTATTGGATTATTATTATATAATCAAAATAAAATTAATTGGAATAATTTGTGTTTAAATCCAAATGCTATTGATTTATTATTAATGAATCCTAATAAAATTAATTGGAAAAAACTATCATTAAATCCGTCAGCAATATTGATATTAATGGAAAATAAAAATAAGATAGATTGGGATAACTTATCATTAAATCCAAATGGGATAAGATTATTAGAAGAAAATCCTGATAAAATTAATTGGAGAAATTTATCATTTAATGAATATGCTATTAAGATTTTAGAAAAAAATCAAGATAAAATTGATTGGTTTAATTTATCATTAAATCCTGATATATTTATTTAATCTCCAAATAATTCTTCTAAATAATCATAATCGGGATTTTTAAATACCCTCGATGGTTTCATAACCTCTTTAATTAATTCTTCATACATATCCTCATTATTAATTCTCATCTTCTCATAATCTAATTGTTCAAATATTCCTGTATTCATTGATAAGAAATACCAATCAATTTTATCTTGATTTTTTTCTAAAATCTTAATAGCATTTGGATTAATTGATAGATAATACCAATTAATTTTATCAGGATTTTCTTCAATTAATTTCATAGCATTTGGATTTTTTGATAATTGAACCCAATCAATTTTATCTTGATTTTTTTCTAAAATCTTGATAGCATTAGGATTACCTGATAAATACATCCAATCAATTTTATCAGGATTTTCTTCTAATAATTTAATTGCTTCTAAACAAGGATTAGCTGATAAATGTTCCCAAATAATTAGATCGGTATTTTTACGAAGTATTTTAATAGCTTCAGGATTAGTATTTTTAGATAAATACATCCAATAATTCCAATTTTTATTATTTTTAATTAATTCAATTGAATATGGATTTTCTGAAATATAATACCAATTAATTTTATATGGATTTTCCAATAATAGATTAAAATTATCTTGATTATGATTTAAAGATAATCCTGTCCAATTTATTTTATCTCTATTTTCTTTGAGAATTTTATTAGCATTTTTATTTGAAGAAAATATATTCCAATATATTTTATCAATATTATTTTCAAGAAGTTCAATAGCATTTGGATTACCTGATAAATAAAACCAGTCAATTTTATCAGGATGTTCCTTTAAAAAATCAATAGCATTAATATTTTTAGATAATCCAAATGATTTTAAATAATCCTTATTAATCCAATCATATAATTTAAAAATAGGTTTATTTAAACTCATCTGTTTTTAAATAAAAAATAAAAAAGAATAATCATTTTTTTGAAAAAAAGGACAAAAAAACTATTTTCATAATCTTTTGTGTATGAGGGCTAGGTGTTGGTAAGCAATTAAGCTATGGCAACTATGAATTACGATGATAAACATCGCTAGGATGGGGTAGCAAACAAACGCATTGAATTGTATCAGCAGACGCTGATAAAGATATACTGATTATTTTATTAATCAACTTCCTCATTTTTTATAAATAATATTAAATTTCAATACATTTTTAAATCATTTATGATTTTTAAAAGGACAAAAAACTATTTTCATAATCTTTTGTGTATGAGGGCTAGGTGTTGGTAAGCAATTAAGCTATGGCAACTATGAATTACGATGATAAACATCGCTAGGATGTGGTGGCAAACAAACGCATTGAATTGTATCAGCAGACGCTGATAAAGATATACTGATTATTTTATTAATCAACTTCCTCATTTTTTATAAATAATATTAAATTTCAATACATTTTTAAATAATTGGATTTATTTTTATAACATCATCATTTTCAATTAGAGAAGATAATATTGAACTATCTAATCGGTCTTCATAAGCATTTTCTTTTAATGGTGTTTTTGTGATAGCATCATTTGATATTTGTAAAGGCGTCATTTGATATACCTTATCAGCTGTTCGTGTAGATTGTTCATCTTCATATAAATCTAATTGTTTTCTATTACTTAAATTAACATCTTTTTTATCAATTCCAGTGAAATTACCAGCACCATTAGGAATATGACCAGCTTTTATTAATAACATTTCACGAGTTCCATCAATTTCAGCATTCATATCTGCTTCTCTATCCATAGGAACAAAAGTTGAAACTGATTTAAGAGACCCGTCATATTCAATATGAGAAAATTGTCTTTGAGTATTTTTAGCATTATCATTTTTAATTATATATCCTCCTATAATTTTATTTAAAAATCCTCCAATAAATCCATAAGAATTACTTGGACTTGTAATAGTAGTTTCTTTAAGAGTTTTTTTAGCAACTATTTTAGGATCATAAACATACGTGCTTTTATAAATAACATTTTTAATATTTCTAGTAGTATCTACTTTTGGTGTAGTTTGTTTAATAGTAGTTTTCGTCTTATCATTATTTTTTAAATAAGTTCCATAATTTCCTTTAATATTACCCGAATATTCATCGTGAATATTTGTTTCTTTTATAGTTGTTTTAGCACCATCATATAGAGCTGAATAAGTTTCCTTATTACCCGTTAAATTACCCACATTATCATCATCAATAGTAGTCTCTTTAGTAGTTGTTTTAGCATCATCATATAGAGCCGAATAAGTTTCTTTATTACCACTTAAATTTGTTTTTTCACTTTCAAATATGAAGGTTTCTTTAGTAGTTATTTTAGCATCATCATATAGAGCTGAATAAGTTTCCTTATTACCACTCAAATTACCAGCATTATCATCATCAATAGTAGTCTCTTTAGTAGTTGTTTTAGCACCATCATAAAGAGCTGAATAAGTTTCCTTATTACCTGTTAAATTTCCAGTGGTATTATCATCAATAGTAGTTTCTTTAATAGTTGTTTTCATAATATGATTAATCGGGTCATAAGTTGTTGCTTTATCTGGTTGTTGAGGAGATAAATAACCAAATTCTCTTTCAGGATTTATGAAAAATTCTTTAAGGGATATTTTAAGGGCATCTGTTATAGGTGCTACAAAAGCTTTTAAATTTGTTGAAAAATTTGATACAGGAACTTCTTGTTTAGATAATTCATGTTTATTAGTATTATAAACTATTACTGAATTTTTTCCATAATCTTCATTAGGATTTTGATATTCTTCTTGATTTTTTAAACCTCCATAATAATCTAAATGAGTTCCTATTCGACTTGTATCTTTAAGATTTTCAACAGGTCTATTAGTATCTTTTTTTAGAACAGATTGACCTTTAAACCAATTTTCTTCTGTTTGTTTATAAGTTGTTTCTGGTTTATTTTTAGCAAATGGTTCAACGACACCTCTTTTATCAATAGCACTTTTCATAGGTGCTTGGATAGGAATTTCAAAAATAGAATTTCGTTGATCTGTTATAGGTCGCAATTCATCTCTATCTTTTGGTTTAGCATATAAATTAGTATCTGCTTGATGAAAACCACCACTACCTGTTGATGTATAACCTTGATTAAGCCCAGGTGCTACACGAATTGATTGAATAGGATTATAATTATTTTGGGATTTTGGAACTTCTGTTCTATCCAAAATAAAATCGCTATGATTATCCATTCCTCTTAAATAACTCATATCAGTAGAAGGTTGAAAAAAACTTTCAACTTCTGTTTTACGTGTTTTGTAATCATTATAACCAAATTTTTGTTGAAAATTAGGATTATCCGTTTCAGTATTTTGAGTAATCCCTTTTCTTAAGAAATGTTGCATGTTTTTATGGGTGAATTTTTCATAAGGTATTTTTTCACCACTAAGACTATTTATATAGGATTGTTGATTTTCTTCTTCATTAAAAGGTTGTGCGAACATGGATGAATAAGAAGGACTTGGAACAATGCCTGTTTTAAAAGGATATTTCGCTTTTTCATAAGAATTATTAGCGAGATTTTGTTCATATTCTCTTGTTTTTTTAAAATATTGAGATTGATATATATTATCCATAGAAGGCATATCATTTTTAATATAATCCATATTTAATCTAAATGAATATTGGATAAAAAAATTAAGAAATAATTTTTATATAAATATAATCATATATTTTGCTAAATAATGTTTTATTATTATTGTCATTATTAATATAAGTATCCAATAATTTATGATATTCTAAATATGGATTTATTTTCATTATAATCATTAAAAGAAGATAAAAAATAATTAATATAAATCCAATATAAATATCATTAGAATTTGATTTATATTTATTTAAATAAATTAAGATTATAATAGGAAATACTTTAATAATAATATTAATAAAAGCATATTTTATTAAATTATATTTATTAGTTTTTTTAAGAATTAAATATATGAATTCAAATATAGTTAATATATATCCAATAATAAGATAAAATATTGGATTATATGGAACAATATTTAATAAATATAATAAAAACCATGTAAATAACCAATAAGAATAGATAAATAACATTTAATAATCTAATTTAAAATTATTCATCTTCTTTTATTGTATTCAATTCGTCTCTAATAGAATTTTCTATATCTTTTTGTTTTTTCAATTCAGCTTTAATATTTGCTAATTTAATAATAATATTCGCTTGTCTATTATATATATCATCATTTAGACTATTATTTAGATGATGGTTTAATAATTTAATATAATCATTAAACCAAATAATAACAGATTTTTCTTTATCATGAGTTAAATAATAATGATATTTGTATTCAGGTAATCTTTCTAATTTTTCACCATCTCTATAACAAGAATTATAAATCTTAGAACAAATATTTTGTTTAGTTTTTTGAATTATTTCAAAAATAAATTTTATAAAATCATTTAACATTATTGTATAAAAATCTGGAGTATGAAATAATAATTTAAATTTTAATTGAAATTCACCTTCATTATATAATTTCTTAATTACATAAATATTAAAATTCTTTTCATATATTTTCAAATCATTAAAATAGATTTTAAATATTTTTATACATATCATCTTTAATTCATTATAATTTATTTCTGTATTTATTGGATTATTATGATTTTCTTCAATTATTTTATTTATTTGTTTATGAAAATAATTAAAATTCATTAAATATTATATAGATATTTTTAATTTTCATAATAGTTATGAGAACTATATCTACTATATATAAATCCATAATTTTCATCATCTAAATCTTCTTCAGCACCTTCACCATCTTCTTCTCCAATATCAAAATCATCTTCAGCATTATCATCAGGTTTATCTTTAATAACTTCACGGGCATCATCATCACCACCATCATCCATTTTCAAACCTATCTTTTTCATTTCATTAATAATATCTCTTTCTTCTCTTGTTTTCTTATTTAAATTTGATAAAATCTTATCTTTACTTTCTTCACGAATTTTATTAATATAATTGATTTGGTCTTCTAATGTAGGCATTTTATTATCACCAATAATTTTAAAAACTTTTGAAATTATTTCATTTGTAATTTTCTTAAAAACTTCATTATCAATCTTTATTTTTGATATAAATTTAGGATTTTGATTTATATCGGGATATGCTGGAAGACACATAGCACGAATGATTATAATAGTTCTTATTTGATAAATATAAGTATTATTGTCATCATTTATAATTGACGATAGATTATCTAATTCTTTAATAGTTTCGTTAATTTCTCTAATAATACCTAAAGCATCCTTTTTAAGATTATTAAATAAAATTTTTGAAATAGTATTTAGAATTTGACGATAATTATTAAAATTAAAATCTTTTGGAATTTTCTTAAATTCTTTCATATTTATATGAAGATTATAAGTATCTCGTAATTTGGTTTGAATATCATCCTTATGTTTCTTATTAATTATGGTCTTATCACTCATATTAGCAAACCATTCATCTAAAGAACTTTCATATATATAATAATTATCATTATCATATTTAATTCCCTTATAACCTTCATTTTTAACAATAATTTCTTTTTTTATTAAATAAAATCTTTCATATCGCTTTTTATTTAAAACACGTTCGCTCGCAAATATTCCCTTTGCTTTTTCTAAATCTTTACGATTAGATTTGAGAAAAACATCAGCACTAAAATTTTCATCAATCTTTTCTAAACAACAACCTAATAAATATTTATGAATTTTTTCATATCTAACAGATGGCATATAAATCAAAGCTTCTATGAAATTATCAAAGAATTTATCACCTTTATTCTTATATTCCTTATATTTTTGTGGATTTTTCTTATCATCATAATATTCAACTAATCTCTTCTGTGCTTCAAGACCTCTTGTATCCTTTTTCTTCTTCTTTTCACCCTTTTCAAATTTCTTTAAATCATGTGAATAATCATCTTTAATTTTTTGAATAATATTCTTTTTTAAATCATCTGGAAAAGGAAGATAATTATCATCTTTTTCACTAAAATCTTCTTTAAAAACTTCTTCAAATATACATATCATATATAATAAAACTCCATCCTTATCCTTTGTTTCCATATTATAAGGCATACCATAATCATTCCAAGCATCATTAATACATGGGATATAACATCTACTTCTATCAAACATAAGAGTTCCATTAATAATATCATTTTGAATTTCGATAGACCATTTACAAATAACATCAAACATCATATCAATTATTAATGATGTATATTCTTCATAAGCTTCGATTAATTCTTTATCTTCATCATCGGTATTTAGAACAAATTTTTCAGTTTTTTTCGCTTGTTCTTTATAATAATCATCATTAAACTTCCCATTATATTTCTTTTTAATTATAACAATTTTTTCTTGAACTTTACCAGAATAATTTTTAAAAAGATTTTCAATAATGATATCAAAATTTAAAGGAAGTTTGCTTAAATCGCCCATTTTTTTAAGAGAAGGACATATTTTTTTAAGAACATCTATAAAACCTTTTTCAAGATTATATCGACTATTATGATAATATTTTTTAAAATAGGTTAAATCGTCAATAACATCATTTTCTTCTATTTCATCATCTTCTTCATCGATAAAAATGGCATTTTTCTTAAATTCATCAACACGAATAGGAATTCCTTCATAATCCTTAGTATCTAATCCTGCTTTAATTTCATGTTCTTCTTCGTGAAAATCAAAAGATATTTTAAAGATATCATGATAAGATTTTGTTAGAATTTCAAAAATATTTAAGATATTATTAATTTTATTTTCAATCTTTTTTTCAAATAATGATAAATAATTTTGAATTGAAAGATTTTTTCTAATATTTTTTAAATTATTTATAATATCATCATAATTTCCTTCATTAATAGTTAATAATAATTTATCTAAATCATTTAATATAGGAGATACTACTTCTTTTTCCTTATCAAATATTTTAACTCTATTTGATATATCTACTGATGATTTATGTGTAATATCAAGAAGTTTAATAAAACTTTGAATAATTATATAAAATTTATATCTATTATTTGTTAAATCAAATGGTTGTATCTTAACCTTCTTATAAATAACATTTGTCTCTTTTTCTTTTTTAATTAATAAATCTAAATGTTTTTTAAGAAGTTCGTAATTATCATTATCCATATAATCCAAATCATAATTAAATTTACTAAATAAATCATTTATAGACGAATAATGAAATTCTTCTTCATCTATTTTATCCAATGGAAGTTTTATCTTATATGACTTAATCATTTCTTCAAATGATTTAAAATCACCCCTATTTAATATATCTCCCTTATATCTATCTTTATTTAAGAAATCTACTACTTTTTCATTAAGATTTGTTTTTATTGTAGATGTAGGTTCATAATAATAAACGGCAAGAACTGGAATATCTCTTTCATCCTCTTTAAAAATTATATAATTATCATTTTTATTTAATTCAAGAACAGAAACAGATGTTGATGAGAAATTAATTGATTTTTCTGTATCATAAATAAGAGGAAACCATATTTTATTCTTATTCTTTAAAGCAAAATTAATTTGTTCTTTATTATTTGATTTAATTTTATTAACAAATTCTTCAATATCTAATTCTTCAAAATTATCTCTTTTAGCATCTGCTACTATTATAAAATTATTAGTATTATAAGGAGATTTTTGACGTTCTATAACATCATTAAACAGATTTAAAAATCCTTCTGCTTTAGTTTTAGATTTAAGGAAGTTAAAGAAATAATCGTAAAGTTCTTCTTGAGAAAATGCGACGAAGACAGGATTAAGTTTGATAATTTCATCAAGAGATACGATTTCAAAATAATCAATTTCATCTAATTCTTCGTCTTCATATTTAAATCCTTGTTCTTCCATATCTATAAAATAATAATAATAAAATAATTATTATAAAAGAACGATAATAAGTAATTAAAGATGAATAATAATTAATTTTTATAAAATTCCATAATGGATATAATTTTCTTAATACATATTCAAAATTATTTAATGGTTCTATATTATTTCCTAAATAATAATTTTGGTCAAATAACATAGGCATAAAACAATAATTTTTTAATTTAATAAATTTCCCTAAATATATATCATAATGACATATTCCTATAAAATTTTTATAAGTATTTAAAATCTTTTCCATACCTTTTCTATTTAATATATAAGCATGAGTTCCTAATGGATTAAATTTAAAAATATTATTATTAATTCTTTCACTAAACAAATGAAATATATTTGAATTATATAATCCTCCTATTATATAACCTAGATAAAAACATTCCCAATCTTCATTAGTTTTTAAGAAATTAATCGCTTCTTCCATTCTTTTATTAGAAAAAGATGATGTAGGATAAGCATCATCTTCAAAAATTAAAACATTTTCCAAACCTCTTTTATAAACATCTTTTATGATTTTTATATGAGAATGAAAACAACCATAAACTCCACCTTTAATATGTTTCTCAACTATTAAGAATTTATAAGGAATATTTGAAGGAATTTTAGATTTAAAATGTTCTCTTCTTTTTATATTTTTATCAATTGAAATACAAAATATTTCAATAATAAAATCCATAATATTATTAAATAATTATAATTTAATTAAATGAAAAAAAACAAAGGAGGTTTTAATATTAATATTTCAAATAGTATTGATAGAATATACAAATCAAGTTCTATATTAGGAATAGCAGGAAATAATTATCTTAAAATAGAATTATTTGATGAAGTTGATTTTATTATAACTCAATTAGGTTCTCTAATATGTATGAATAGTGGTGTTGAAAAAGCAGATATACAATTTGATGGATTTTTACATGGATTTTCTAAAATATTAGCAGGAGAACCTTTATTTTATCAAATATATTCAGGAAAAAAGAATAGAACAGGTTTTATATATCTTGGAAGTAATTTTATAAATTCAATTATAGCAATAAGAATTAAAAAAGGAGATATATATCGATTATCTCGTAATAGTTTTCTAGCATCTACAGGAAATATTAAGATTAATTTTACATTTCAATTTAACGGAGTTTTTGAAATAGGTCAAGAAGAAGGATTTTTCTTACCAACTGCTGAATGTGTTATAGGCGAATATGGATATATATGGTTATGTGCTTATGGAAATTTAGAAAGAATAAATATTCCTATAAATGATTATGTAATCATAGATAATGGGATATTTTTGGCATGTAATAATAAATATGAATATACTATTAGTAAATTAGGAAAATCCCTCTTTTCTTCATTCTTCGGCGGTGAAGGATTTGGAATGAAATTTATAGGCGTAGATGATGACACTCATATATATATTCAAACTAAAAATATTAATGATTTATTAGTTAAAGATACAACAACAACATCAATGACTGATAATTCTACAGGGCAATTATTTGATAATGCTATTAATTTATTTACTAAATAATAATTAAGAACATTTAAGAACTGGATTTGGATTTGGATACATATAACCTGGGGAATATTTTTGATTATTCTTATTAATTTCACTCCATTTATTTAAATCATTAGAATATTCATTATTTGTTTGTTTTGGCATAAATTTATCTTCTTGATTATCAGGAGTTTCTATTAAAGGTATATGATTATCTTTTGCTACCATACGATAATTAATACCAATTCTATCAAAACTTTCTAATGCTTTTGATTGCGGGTTCCAGCAAAGAGGATCGAAACGATTTATACCTACTTCTTTTAAAGAACAAGGAGGATTTGATAATCGGCAACTTTCAGTAGGAATAGAACATTTACGAACATCATTTATAGTTTGAGGGGAACATCCAGTTGATATATATTTATTAGGTAAATATGCGTCAGTATTACATTTGGAATTTTTATAATTTCGTCCAGATAATTCAGTATTATCATCTATAGCTTTTTTCATACTACAAGCATTTTGACCATATGCTTGGAAACGGATATGAGGGTCATTTGGAATAAATTTATCACAATCCATACAATCATTATAAGGAGATGATAGTTGATAATTACCCGAATAAATAGAACGTTTTAATTCCTCTTGATATGAAGAATTATCATAAATCATTCTTGTATCATTTGGTTTATACATATTTCTTCTAATAGAAATAAAATAAAAAAAACTTAACAATTATTTATTTTAATAGGAGGGGGTAATGGAATAGATCTATACATAATTGATTGACATGATGGGAGATGGTTCATAGTCGTATTAATAGGCTGTGTTTTATCATTATTAATGATATTATCAGTTGATGGTTTATATTGATTAGCATAACATTTAGTAATAATACGAGTTTGACCTCTTAATTCACTATCTAAATCTACGAGATTTCCTTGAATATGTGAAACCGCAGTTCCACCAAGGAAACCTAATTGATGAATACATTTATCTTTATGTTCATATCTATAAGGTGAAAGAATATGACTTAATGTTTCTACACTTGATTTTAAATCTTGTTTATAAGAACAATTATCATATTTAGTTCTATTAAAACTCATTTATTCTATACATATCAAACATTTTTATTAAAATTCAATCTATTTATATAAGAACGCGTATCTTCACCTCCATTTATCCATATTGGAACTATATTATCAGGATTTTGAATATCTTTCATACAATCAACGAGAGGTATTGGATGTTTAATTTGAAGTTCCATTAATCTTTTTTTACATCCTCCTAAAGAACCTAAGGAGGAACTTGTATCTGTTCCTGATAATATATCTAATTCTTTTGATATATCTCCACCACATCCTTTTAATTGCGGAACACCAGTGAAAATTCGTGAAAATAATTGAATTTTACATTTATCTCTTGTCATTAATTCATCATTTTTAACGAGATTATTATAATTATCTATTAAACAACTTTCAGCAATACCATAACCAGCTCTACCTCGAAGATTTGGATGGTCTAACATAAAAGCGGGAAGACGAACATTTGGATTTTCGCAAGGAATTAATTGTGAATAATTTTCATAAGTTTGATAATTCATTATTTTTTCATTTCCGTGATTTTTAAAATCTGCCCAACAACTATCCGAACAGATATTATTTTGACTTTCGAAATATGTTTTATCGGTTTTAAAGGTTTGATTTTCCATATTTATCTAATTATTAATTACATTATATTATTATAACATTGTTCTCCATTTCCTTCTTTACAACTTTCCTTTCTATAATATAACCATTTTGAAAATGCTTCTTGATTATTAGGAATAGTTGTGGAAGGCATAGTATAAAATTGTCTTTGAGATGAATTTCTATCATAAATATCTATAACATCTCTATATTGATTATTTAAGAAATGATTATTAATATCTTTTTTAATCTTTGGATTATCTATATAACACGCATTTAAATTCACATTATTATTAATACCAATATCAACAATAGTAGGGTTCATAAAAGGATTATTTTTAGATGGTTTTACACATAATTTATTATTTATAATTGCTTGATTATTATTTTCTAATTCTTCCTTAATCTTATATTGTTCCTTATTATAATAAAAATAGATATATACAAGAAATAAATTTATTATTATCGCAAAAACTACGAAAAATACTGAACGAGATATTAATGATAATATTAATGCTACGAAAAATACAAAATTTGAAATTATTAAAATTTTATCTTTAAAACTAATCATATTCTATTAAAAGAAACAAAAATAATTGAACCTATCTTTTACTTGCTAACTTCTTTTGAAGTTCGGCTTTTTTAGCAAGTGCCTTTAATCCTTGTTTATTAACAGCCGTCTTAGTCTTTCTTCCACCACCTCCTCCAGCACCATTCATAGCACCCATCATTCGCATCATATCAGCCATATTAAAATCACCTCCTCCTCCACCTCCATTATTTCCAAACATAGCAGGAAGCATTGATGCGAATTTCATAGCATCTTTCATAATAGCATCTTGATTTAGTTCTCCAGATGAAATCTTATCAGATACCTTATTCCCTACTTTTGAAAATAATTCACCTAATCCATTTTCAGGATTAGCAAGAGCTTTTAGAATATCTCCTTCTTCCGTCATAGTTTGTTTAAATTTATCAATATTTACATCATCAATAATCTCCTTAGCAATCTTTCCAATAGTAGTATCCTTTAATTCACCCATACTCTCGAAAGATGTATTATCTTTAACCTTGTCAGTCTTCATATTATTAAGACGATTAATAACCTTCTTATAATCCTCATTATCAAGTTCGAAATCTTCGCTAAATGTTTGAAGAATTTTTAAGATAGTAGAAGCGCTATCATCGCTCATCTCATTTTTATAAATATAAAATACACTTAGGAAATGATGACATAGGAAATTATCTCTTAGAAGTTTGGCAATTTCGCCAATAGAAATATCCTTAAAAAGACAAACCTTCTTAATATCATCTTTCTTTAACCAATCATCACAACCATCCTTCTCTGTTTCTACGTATGATTTCCAAAAATCGTCATTACAATTAGCATTTAGAAATTCTACATATTCACCAGAGGTCTTATCAAATTCCTTATAATTATCCTTCATCACCTCTAATACCTTATTGGCAGTTGAACTATTATCCTTGTGTTTCTTCGCTATAGCTCTAATTTTAGTTAGAAGATCATAATAATATTGGTTAAATATAACTATTGCTGTCGCCATAAATCTTTGTTTATATTTAAATAAACTATTTAATATCCTTAAATAAATTTTCTCGTTCTTTAGTTAGTTCTTCAATTGAAGGAAGTTTTTTATTTGAAGTATTTTCACTTGACTTTTCTTTAAATTCACGTTCAATATTAATATTTCTATTATCATTATCAATATAATCCCAATTATATACTTTATTATTAGTGATATTATTTTCATCAATAGAACTGAAATTATCAGCGTAAATGCTACCTAATGAAAATGCTTCTGGTTCATCATCCATCTTTTTATCATTTATAGGAACAGGTGAAGTTAATGATGAAGGTGTTGTTTCTTCCTTATTATTTCTACTACTTTTACTAGTAAATAAATATCCACGATTTGGTAATAAAAGATAATCAAAAACCGCTTTTCCATAAATAACTTCTTTAGTAGGTAAAAACATTAAAGCAGGAACATTTTTAATAATATCCTTAATAGTATTTATCTTATTATCAATACATACTAATTTTATTGTTTTTTTACTATCATGACGTTTTATAGTATCTAATAGAACTGAACAATGCTGACATGTATCACTATAAAATAAAATCATTTATTAAAATAATGATAAAATAAAAGAATAAAAAATGACATAAAAATTTAAATTCATTTATTAAAAAGGAGAATGTTTAATAATTATTTATATGATAAATTTGCCGATAGACACACTTTTAATATTGAAAATGTTGATTTAGGTCTAATTAATTCTATTAGAAGAGTAATATTAAGTGAAATACCTGTTGTAGCATTCTATGGTGAAGAACATCCAACTATTAATATCTTATTTAATAGCACACCTCTTCATAATGAATTTATGATACATAGAATAGGTCTTATTCCGCTTCATATTAAAGAAGGAATAGTAGAAAAATATGAAGATGATGATTATACATTTGAATTAAATAAGGAAAATAATAATCCTGATATAAAAATGTTAAATATTACTACTGCTGATTTTACTGGAACTTATAAAGATAAGAAATTAACTGCTACAGAATTAGCAGAAATATTTCCTCCAAATCCTATTACTAAAAATCATATCTTAATCACTAGACTTCGGTTAAATGAGAAAATTCATTTAAAAGCCAATGCTATTAAAAGAACCGCAAAAATAAATTCTTCATTTTCTCCCGTATCTCTATCAAATTTCTTCTTTGTTGTAGATGAATTAGAAGCGAATAAGACTGATAGTATTTTAGATAAGGAGAGAAGTTATTTTAAAGATAAATATGGAGAACCATCTAAAATTAATTTCCAAATCGAATCAATTAACGGGAATTCTTATAAATATCTTTTCAAAAAAGCAATGGAAATTCTTATAGATAAATTAGAAAATCTAATTCTTAAATTAGATAATAAAGAAATTGAAATTGAAGAAGTTGCTAATATTCCTAATTCATTCAATTTTAAAATAGATGACGAAGACGATACTTTAGGTAATCTTATTCAATCCATCCTTCATAATAAATATATTCGTGAAAAATCTAAATTAAATGATTTAACTTGTGATTATGTCGGTTATATTTGCCCCCATCCCTTAATTAAACAATTAGTAATCCGTTTTACATTATCAACTACTGATAAAAATATATTCTACAATTTCTTCTCTAAAAATTGTAGAAATATTATAAAAATAATTAATGATTTAAAAGAAGAATGGATTAAATTCGCTAAATAATCTGTTGTTTCCAATAAACACGAGTCTCTAATCCACAATTAATAAACTTCTTTGATAACATATCGATAACATTAATATGCGAATGAAGAATTATAGTTCTCTTCTTTTTATCATCCTCAATATCCTCGTCGATAAATTTATGAATAACATAAGGGACATAATATTTATTAACCTCATTTAGAATTTCATTCGATTTTTCTTCATATACTGGTGTAAGAATTCCATTAAATACAAACTCAAAATAAGACATTATTTATTTTATTTATTATCTAATTCTTTAAGTAATTTTTGATATAATTGATATTCGATTTCTGAATTAACTAATTTATCATTTGTATCAAATATAAATGAATTCATATCATATAATATTTTTTTTTCAGGATAAAAATCACTATATTGATTAATATCATTAGATGATTGTAATTGTAATGTTAAATCACATTCTTTAATAACACCTATAACCTTAATCATTAAGAAATTAACATAATGATTATTTGAAACCGCTAATATCTTAATATGACGTGCTAGAGGTCTATTTGTTCTATGGATAATAACATCAATGTCTAATAATATCAAATTATTAGATGATTTAAAACGATTAATATTATTATTAACAATAATATAATTGGGATTATTTTTTATTTTAAATACATCATTATTTAATTTTTTATCAAATTCTTTAATAATTTTATTACCATATTTAATAACTTGTTTATCTTCATTTATATTCTTCCAATTACTCCATTCGACACCTTCGACCATTTTTATTAAATTCTTTTGATTTATGTTAAAAACTTTAATAAATTTTTCATTTAGTTCATCATTACCATAATCATAATATGATGAATTTTCATTTTTAATTTTAATATCATAAGGAATTGAAGAATATATTTTATTATATTCCAAGGGTATTTCTTCGCTATTTGTATAATTTTTATTAGAAAATTTTTCAATAGATATATAAAGTAAATAATATAGACCAATAATTAAAAATATAATTATTATTAATTTTAAAATCATTTATTCTATATTTAATTTATAGAATAATAACTATGTTTCCTATCATCCCGATATTAATTTATATTTTTATAATAGTTATTATATTTATAATAAAACCACCATTATTATTTGATAATAATGGAAATATGCTAACTTATAATCCAAATGCTATGATTACATTAGATATTATATATCCAATTATAGCCGTATTATCTTATTATTTTTATCTCATTATAAAAATAATTTTTAATTAATAATTTAATCATGGAAGAAATTAAAAAATGGATTGTTGATTGCTACTCTTATCCTAAATTGTCATTCAATTCTTGTCTATTTATTTCGGGAGTTTCTGGTTCTGGTAAAAGTTATTTAATAAATAAAATTATTAAAGATTTAGATTTATTTCATATTTCTATTGATAGTAATAATTGTTGTTCATCGGCACAATTAATAGATTTATTAATGAAATCTTTTATTTCTTCATTAATTCAAATATTAACTAATAATAATTCTAAAAAAATAATTGTAATAGAAGATTTTGACGTTCTTAGTTCTATCGATAATACTATAAATTTATCAATATATAATTTTATACTTAATAATACTGAAAAACTTAAAAATATCCCTATTATTATCATTATTAATAATGAAATTATAAGGAAGATTGGAGAAATTAAGAAAAAATGTAAAATTATTGAAATAAATAAATTAGATGAATATGAGATATATAATATATTAAAAAATTATAATAATAATATTGAATTCGGTGAAGCTTTAAAAATTATATCAGAAACTAATTATAATATTAATGAAGCTATTAAAATGATTAATAATAAAAGATTTAATAATAATGATAATTTTTTAGATTATAATAATATATATACATCAAAATTTAATAGAAATAACCTTAAAAAACTTTTATTAAAAGAACAATGGCTAATTCCATTAAATTTTCACGAAAACTTAATTAATGAATTAAATAACCGCAAAGGTAAAAAGAAAGATAAAGAAGATTTTTATAAAAAATTTATTATCGATTTTTGTTATTTTGATTTATTAATGAATAAATCAAATGAAATTAGTCTAGATTTATTCATTTGTATAATTAAAAATTTATATGATTTTCCAAATAAAAAAGAAAAGATTGAAAAACAAAATTTTACAAAAATGTTAAGTTATTTATCAATACAAAAAAAAAATAATAAGAATGCCTTTAAATCTTCATTCCCTTTTCAACAAATAGGAAAATACCATTCAACTATTATTAATAGAAAATTTATTTATTAATAATAGATATAAGAAATGAGTTCCAGTGCCCTTGATAAATTTAAAGAGATGTTTAGCGATACTACTGAAAATGTTTCAAAAACATATTCCTCTTTTTCAAATGATAAACTAGGATTTATGTCTGGTAATGGTGTTTATATTGGTCTATTCCTAGTTATTATAATCTGTCTTTTAATAGCATATATTTTATATTATTTTATTACAACTAAATTATTCTCTAATGTTCGTCAAATTGTAAATGAAACACGTATTCCTATAATTGCTACTGAAAAACGACGATTTGATTTTGATATTAAAACAACTGGTAATGGAGAAAGACGAAGTTATACATTCTGGATATATATTCACGATATGAATAAATATACCGGAAATTATAAAAATGTTTTTAATGTTCAAACTTCGGCATCTATTAATAACCCTGAATTAGCATCTCCTTTTGTATTTTTAGATAAAAAAGATAATAAAATGTATTTCCGCTTTGGTCAAGTCGCTGGTGAAAAATCAAGTGCTGATGTTGTTAAATATAATAACTTAACTGAAGCAAAATTAAATGTTTTTATGAAAACAGGTATTGTTATCCCTTATATTCCTCTTCAACGATGGGTTCATGTCGCTATTGTTTGTAATGCTAATTCTTATAAAAATTATATATATGCTTATGTCGATGGTGATTTAGTAAGCACTACATCAAATAATGAAAAGGATAGATATTTAGGAGATACCGAAGATACCCGAAAAACATTAACTAAAATTAATATTAATAATAAAGGTGTAATTAATGTTGGTGGTGAATTAAATGATACGGAAGGTCCTGGGTTCTCTGGATTAGTTTCAAAAATATCAACTTTTAATTATGAATTAAATCAGCGCGATGTTTATAATGATTATTATTGGGGTCCTATAGGAAATATTCTCGCACGTATAGGATTAGGTATGTATGGAGTTAGAAATCCGATTTATAAATTATAATATATATAAATAGATAGAAAAATGCTAAATCTTATACTTCAAATAATTTTAGGGATTTTCATAGTATTAATTATGGGTTTTATAGCATATTCTATATTTGATAGAGAATATTTAAATTCAATCCGTTTATTTAATACTAATAAAAAAGAAACACAAATTTTCACTGGAATTTATCCATTAAATTTAAGTCAAGCCAGAATAGAAACTTTAAATAAAAACGATCCTTATTATCTTAATATTAATCCTTCTGTAAATCAAAATGGAGGCGCTGAATATTCTTATAATTTCTGGTTATATTTTAATATAAAACCATCAAGTGGAAGAATTATTGAAAAGATTAATACTAGTACTACAACTAATTTAGAAAGAGATTCGTTTATAGTTTTATTCTATAAAGGCGTTAAACAATTGGTTCCTTATAAACAAAATCGTTTAAGTTGCGATACAGATAAAGATGATAATAAAAGACCTAATCCTTATTTCTTAGTTAAAAATCCATTAGTAAAACTTAATAATAATGGAAAGGAATTAGTAGTTGAATATAATAATTTAAATAATCCTGATAGTTTTCATTCTTCCGCAGTGAAGTTAATTTGTAGTGAAGTTAAAGATAAAATGTATGGAACAAATGTTAATAAATTAGGTGTTAAAAATATTAATACTGATATGTATAATAAAACATGGAATATGATTACAATAGTGCTTCAAGAAAGTCCTTCTAATGAAGAAAAATTATTTACTAATAGAACAAATTGTAAAATTTATTTTAATTCAACTTTAATATCTGATCGCTCAACATTTAATAATGACGTCCTTAATCTTGATAATGAAACAGGTATTTCAACTGCTATGAAGAATAATATTGGAAATTTATATATTAATCCTAAAACAAATATTGAAAAAGCTTATTTAAATAGTTTTCCTGCTGTTATAAATCATGATTTAGTTTATAAAATTGATGAAATAACTGAAGACGATGGTATTAAAAAAGATAGTCCTATTAAAATGGCGAATATGTCTTATTTTAATTATGCTTTAAATGATAATCAAATTCTTGAATTATTTAATAAGGGTTTTGATAAAAAAATGTCTGATTTATCCATAAGAATGTTAGGTATGGATAAAATGAGATTTGTTCAAGGGAATAAGATTTCCTATAATTTAATGGCAAATACGGATAGTGCTATGCCTGTTGAACCGATATAAAATAATAATTATAGTTATTAAATAATATGGGAGGCGGTTTAATTGAATTAGTTTGTAAAGGTCAAATTGATACTTTTATAAATGTTAATCCTGAAATTAGTTTTTATAAATTTGCGTATAAAAAACACACAAATTTTGCATTTGAAAGTGTAAGATTAGATTTTGAAATATCGCCATTATTAGATAGAAAGGATACTATTTATAAATGTAAAATAGGTAGATATGCTGATATATTATCAAATTTATATCTAGTTTTTAAATTACCATCTATTTATTCTAGTAATAAATATAGATTTCGCTGGGTTAAAAATATAGGAACTCTTCTTATTAAAAAAGCATTTATAACTATTGATGCTACTATATTAGATACCATCACAGGTGAATATTTATTAATAAATAATGAACTTTCATTAGATAAGAAAGATAATTATAATAATATTACAGGAAATATTAAAAGTTTATACGACCCTTCATTACCAGTTCCTATTATAAAAATAAATAATAATTATTTTACTGATATTTCTTATCCAGTTGGATATAAAGATAGAGAAATTCCATCAATAGTTGAAAGAGAAATCATTATTCCCTTATCATTCAATTTTACAAAACATACAACATTGGCATTATTATTATTAAAACTACAATCAAGCGAAATTTATTTAAATATAGAATTAGAAGATGTTGAAAATTTATATCAAATTTATATTGATAGATATGACTTTTATGTAAGTCCAAAATTTTATAATAATATTTTTCCTAATGAAAATATTGATATTTGGACATTTATAAAAAAGAATTTCTTAAATGCTTATATAGAAGCTAATTATGTATTTTTAGATAATGATGAAAGAGCATCAATGATGATTGAACCAATTACGACTATATTAACAGAACAAACATTCATATCAAATTTTTATGCTGTTAAAGCTGGTAATGAATTAGCAACAACAATTGAATTAAATGGTGCTAATAATAATAATAAGGAAATTATATGGACGTTGAAAAGAGACGATTATAGAAATTTTAATAATAATACGAATTATACAAATGATATAATTGATAATAGTTTAAAACCAATATTGACATCTGCTATTATTAATTTTAATAAATCAAATAGAATTGAACAAAAAGATGCTAATTTTTTTAATTTAATACAACCTTATCAACATCATTCATCAATTCCAAAACAGGGAATATATTTATATTCATTTGCTATATTTCCTGAAAAATGGATACCAACAGGAAGTTATAATGGTTCAACTATTTCTACAAATTTAGTTGTTTATGTTAATAAAGAAGATAATGAATATGTAAATGACATGATGAGGAAACTTGGAAAAGAAGAATATAATTATAATTATGAATTAAGGTATTATATAAAATCATTAAATATTCTCGAGTATAATTCAGGAACATTAGGTATCAAATACGTTTAATTTATTTTATTTTCTTATAAATAATGGATTTAACATTATTTTTAGTTATAGTTTTATTAATAATAGTTATTATATATTTTTCTAATATAATAAGTAATTTAAGAAGCGATATTAGAAATATGAATGTTTGTGCTAATATTGAAAAAAAAGAAGAGTTTAAAGACGAAAATAAGGTTATTTTAGATAAAATAACTAATGGATTAAATTATTTAAAGAACTACCTTTAAATATATATAATATGCCCAGAAAAAAAGTTATTAATGACGTAGTCGTTAATAAACCCGTTAAGAATAATATTATTGATAGTATGATTAAAGATACTGATAATGAGAATGATGATGTTTATCTTCAACTACCCATTAGTCAAGTTAAAATTAATTTAATTATCAATAATGAAAGAAATATTAATAAGATTATTGAACCTACACCATACGAGAATATTTGTTATTTCACAAATGATGCTGAAAATATTTCATGTGAAAACGAATATTATCATAATAATAATATTCATAATCCTAATATTAAAAATAAATCTTGTTGTTTCTGGTGTTGTCATTCATTAAATCATTATATATTTGGAATGCCATATAATTATGATACCATTAATGACACCTTTTATATATTAGGAACCTTTTGTTCTCTAAATTGTGCTAATGCTTATAATTTTTCAGTTAATAGTGGAAGTGATAAAGTATGGGAGGTTAATAGTTGGATACAAATGTTAGGAAGACGTTATGGATTTAAAAATGTAATTCGTCCAGCTCCATCAAGATATTTATTAGAGATGTTTGGTGGTAATTTAAATATCGACGATTTTAGAAAAGCACATATAGACGAAACAAAAACTTATGTTTTAAACATCCCTCCTATGATTTCTATAAATACATCATCAGAAATTATTAATACATCCTATTTATCTAAATTATCTGAAAATAAAAAATGATTTAAAGAAATGGAATAAAATCATTATTGGGATTATGGATGAAATTTACTTTACTAATTATAAGGTAAGCACTATTACTTGTAATGTAGATTTAGGAGTTACTATAAATCTTAGATTATTATATGAAAAATTTGATATTAGTGAAAAAAGTAAATTCATCTGGATATATTATCCCAAGTTTCCAGAGGGAGAGAATAAAAGAGGTATTTATCCAAAGAAACAGAGGAAAGTTAAACCAACAGAAGTTAAGAAAACTTCATTTGATAATCAAGTAACATTCTTATACAAGGCTAATAATTATCCAAATTTGAAGATATTTAAAAATGGAAATATTCAAATAACTGGTGTTAAAGATAGAAATGATGTTAATAAGATAGTAGAAGATGTTATTGATGAAATTAAAAAGATTTATGAGGAAAATAAGGAAATAACAACAAATGAAGATTTTGATAAGAAAATTGGATTTAATAATTTTCATATTCGTATGATTAATACTGATTTCAAAACTTTTACAGATAAAGAATTAACAAATAAGTTTGTAATAAGACGAAAAGTTCTTCATAAAATATTAATGAGTGATATTTATAATAATAAATGTAGTTTTGAGCCCGGAAAATATCACGGAGTTAAATTGGAATTCTTCTGGAATATGAATAAAGAATTTCAAGATGGTATTTGTAAATGTTGTGATAATTGTTTTGGAAAGGGTAGTGGAAATGGTGAAAAAAATTGTAAAAAAATTACTATTGCTATATTTGAGAGTGGAAGTGTATTAATTACGGGTGGAGTTACATTCGAACAAATTGAAGATGCTTATAGATATATAACAAAAGTTTTCAGGGATAATAGGAATGAGATTAAGAAGGTTGATTTGAATTCATTATTAATTGAATAATTTCTTTTATTTTTTCAATAATATTATCGAAACCGCTGATAATATTAAGATTATAATAAAGATAGAATTCATTATTTTTTAGAACAAATTTCATTTTAAATATTTTTTTATTAAGAATAAGATTTCTAATAGCAATAAATTCATTATTAAAATCATCATAATTATCATTATAGAAATCCTCGATATCTATAGGTGTTTTTTCAATTTGTTGTTTAAGATATAGGTCAATATATTCGAAATTTTTATAATCGAATAAATTGAATAAGAATAGATGAATATCAGTTAAACTTTCATAAGTATTTCCATTAATAATTAGAATTAGATTTTCATTAAAATCTTCTTTAAATGTTAGGAGATATGATGGATATTTATATTTATAAATAGTTTCTGTATCATCATATTTAATAGATAATTTATATACTTCTTTAGAATTATTTTTAATAAAGGTTCTAATATCGTTCATTTATTTTTATAAAATTATTTATATATAAAATAATCATTTTTTAATATAATAGGAAATGAAATTAATTAATGTTTATTACAATTTTTTAGCATTTAAAAACAATATTATAATAAACTCTTTATTAATTCTTAATGTGTTTTTTCCCAAACAAATTAAGAATAACCTAATTTATTATAAAAAAAAAGGAGACGAATATTACAACTTTCTATTATTATTAACATTAAATAATGAAATTGAAGAAAAATATAATATAAATATATTAGATATAGGTATCAATTTATATGATAAATATAATAAATTTATGATTAGAAAAGATAATTCTAGTGAATTAAGTGATTTAAGCGATTTGAGTGATTTAAGTGATCATGAATAAATTATTTCATGACATAATCCTAATTTAACCGCTTCCTTTGGTTTTATTATTATAAATTTCTTATTAATATCACTTATTTGTGTTAATGTCATTTTTGTTTTCTGTTTAAGAATTGTTTTTATTTGTTCAAAAATAGTATTATAATTCTTATAAATATCTTCTATAAGAATATTAGAAATAGGATGTTTGAAATATAATAAATTACATATTATAAAAGAATGATTGTATATATAAATCTTATTGGTATATAAAAGAGGGAGAATATTATCAATACTAATAGGAACATCTATAATTGCTATTTTAATTCCATTAATAGCTTTAATTCTATTCGTTAAATTAAGAGTATGAAAAATTTCATCATTTAAATTATAATCATCTATCTCTTTTTTTTCTGGAAGTTTTATATAAGTCTTTTTTAAAGTTTCTTTATCACAAATATTATGAATTGGATAAATTAAATAATTATTTGAAGGATTTTCATTATTTTTTCTAATAATAGTATCAAGACCAATATTATCATTTGAACATGGAAGAAGATGTAAATTTATACTTTTATCATCTTTTATAATATCATAAATATTAATCTTTAATTTTTTTTTAGATGGTAATTCAAAATCAACTATTCTATCTACAATTCTTTTTTCTAAACAATATTTATAATTAAGAAAAAGGTCATGTTGAAGTAATTCATTTAATTCATCTTTCTTAAAATTAGTTTTTTCTAAATACATATCAATAATATTTGAAAAATAGTTTTCAAATTCACTAAGTCTCGAAAATAATTCACCCCTATTTAATTTAATCATCCCCGAATATGAATAATTATGAAGAAGACAAAAACTATTCTTCGTCATAACTCGATAAGGACTATGTATTGATAAGAAAGTTGCAGCCGAAAAAGAATAATTATCTATTATAGTCGCTATAGGAACTGAACTTATTTTAAATATTGATAAAAAACGCATTCCATCATATAAAGAACCTCCAACCGAATTTATATGAATTAAAATTGGTTTTGGTTGTATTTTAACACCCTTCTCATCTTTAATTTTATTTGCTTCTCTAATATCTTCTACTAATTTATCAACTGATTTATCTTCAACTCTTCCATTAAAATAAATATGAGTCAATTTATCTGAAAAAAAATCATTATCATTTAATTTATCAAAAAAATCTGTCATATATCTATATTAATCATCAAAAATTATTTAAAGATTTCTTAAAATTATTATTTAAACAAAGAAGAATGTCAAAGGAAGATAATGTAGGAATTGGAATTGATTTAGGAACTACTACTAGTTGTGTGGCAGTTTGGATTGGAGATAGAGTTGAAGTAATTCCTGATCATCAAACTGGTTCTCGTATTATTCCTTCTTATGTTTCATTTACAAATGATGAAAAACTCGTAGGTGATGCTTCTAAAAATGTTTCAACTATGTATCCTAAGAATACTCTTTATGATATTAAACGACTTATTGGAAGAAAATATGATGACCCTATTGTTCAAGCTGATAAAAAACTATGGTCTTTTGATGTAAGTGCTGATGAGAATAATAAACCTGTAGTTAAGGTTGATTATAAAGGCGAAGAGAAGAAATTTTATCCTGAAGAAATTTCAGCAATGGTTCTTTCTCGTCTAAAAGAAACAGCAGAAGCATATCTTGGTCATCCTGTTAAAAAAGCCGTTGTTACAGTTCCAGCATATTTCAATGATAGTCAAAGACAGGCTACTAAAGACGCTTGTATTATCAGTGGTATGGAATGTCTTCGAATTATCAATGAACCAACGGCGGCGGCAATTGCTTATGGTCTTGATAAAAAGACAGAAGCTGAAAGCACTATTCTCATCTTTGATGAAGGTGGTGGAACTCACGATCTATCAGTTCTAACTCTTGATGGTGGTATTTTTGAAGTTAAGGCGACAGCTGGTGATACTCATTTGGGAGGTTCTGATATTGATAATATCATTGTTGATTATCTATGTGATGATATTAAGAAAAAACATAAGAAGGATATTAAAGAAAATGCTAAAGCTCTTAAGAGACTTAATATTGCTGCCGAACGAGCTAAGAAAAATCTTTCATCATCTACGACTACTACTATCGAGGTTGAGAGTTTAATTGATGGAATTGATTATTCAATTAATCTAAGTCGTGCTAAATTTGAACAACTTGCTGATAGTTTCTTTCAAAAATCAATTGAACCTATTGGAAAGGTTCTAAGTGATGCTAAAAAAGGTAAAAATGATATTGATGAAATTGTTCTTGTTGGTGGAACTACTCGAATTCCTAAAATTCAAGAAATGCTAAGTTCTTATTTTAATGATAAAACTCTTAATAAAAGTCTAAATCCCGATGAAGCTGTTGCTATTGGGGCAGCCATTCAATGTGCTATTCTTACAGGTCAAGGTGATAGTGATAAAACTGCTGGACTTCTTCTTCTTGATGTAACACCACTATCACTTGGTATTGAGACAAGTGGAGGTGTTATGACGAAGATTGTAGAGAGAAATACTACTATTCCTACAAAGAAATCACAAACATTTTCAACGTATGCTGATAATCAGCCGGGTGTAGATATTAAGATTTATGAAGGAGAACGAACACTTGTTAAGGATAATAATCTTCTTGGTTCATTTCATCTAAGTGGTATTCCACCTATGCCACGTGGTCATCCTAAAATTACAATTGACCTATCACTAGATGTTAATGGTATTCTTGAAGTAACTGCCAAGGAAGAAAGCACTGGAAAGACGAATAATATCAAGATTACTAATGATAAGGGACGACTTACAAAAGAACAAATTGAGGAGATGGTAAAGACAGCTGAGAAATTCAAAGATGAAGATGAGAAACAAAAGCTTGTTATTGAAAGTAAGAATGATCTAGAAAATTATCTTTATGGAGTTAAGAATAGTATTTCAACTAAAGCTGAAGGAGCACCACCTATTTTTGACGAGGTTAAAGCTGAAATTGATCCAGTTGTTGAAGAAGGTCTAAAATGGTTTGAGGAACATCCTAAAGAAGATGCGGATGTTTATAAAAATAAACAAAAGGAAATTACTGATAAGGTTCAACCTCTATTAATGAAACTTCAAGGAGGTAATATGTTTCCTCAAGGAATGCCAGAAGGAATGGCGGAAAGTATGGCTCAAGGAATGCCTGAAGGAATGGCTCAAGGAATGCCTGAAGCACCCATTGATGAAGTTGATTAAATAATCTTCATTTATTTTTTTATAATTTATAAAAAATGATTTGAATACATATTTTTATTATTCATATCATGAATAAAATTGATAATAACATTATTTAATACATTTGTTAAAGGTGTTGAAATAATCTTAAAAGGACAGAAAATAAATCATTGTGGAAAAGAGGGTCATTGGTTGGAAACAAAAATGAACCTGATATAAATGGATATGAAATGAAAAAATCTTCAATAAAAATAACACTTGGAGATTTTACAGCAAGTGAATATATTTTCTCAAGAAAAAATAAAAGAAATATTATTAATCATCTTAATAAGTAAATGTGATTTTATTAGGACATTTGGAAATCCTAATCCAAATAAAAATAATAGATATTCATGGTCTGGAAGTTGTGTTCCTACATATAATAATTGGAACTCTAATGGACAAATATTAACAATTAATGAAGATAATGATATATTAAGAAATATTAAAATTAATTTTCCATTGTCATTGCTTTATGGAAATCTTCAAAAATGAAACAACAATAAAAAAGGGTTCTTTATATGTAAAAAAATAGGTAATACATATGAAAAGATTTGTTTTGGTAAAACATTTAATTATGACTATTTTATCGAATGTATGAAAAATAAAAAAAATATATTTGATAGTGGTATGTATGATGGTAATAATCGTAATTATTCGAATTTTTGGAATGAATTAATTATTGAAGAGTTTTAATTCAATTAATTGTGATTTTTTGAACTACATCTTCTAATATCTAATTCTTTCTTACTCATTTATGTTATATTTTTATTTGTATAAATTAAAATCATTTTTTTAACATATAAAAATAATTGAATTAGGTAGAACCAAAACCTCCCTCATCTCTCTTCGTCTTTTCTACATTTCCAACCTCCTCTAAATAAGTATTCACATATTTCCTCATTATCATTTGACAACATCTAAAAGGATATTCAATCTCCTTCGCATCATCACATACCTTCGTTAAAGCTACCATTAGATTACCTCTATAAGAATTATCAATAATACCAACACTATTAGCAAGCATATATCCAGATTTTGATAATGAACTTCTAGGAACAATTTCCACATAATATCCAAAATCTACCTGAATTTTAATTCCCGTATCATATAATGCTGTTTTTGAATTATAATCTTCAATTTTATTAATAATTGATAGATCATATCCTACATCACTCCAATTCTTTTTCGTCGGGATAATAGCATTATTATCTGCTTTAACAACATTAATCTTAGGTAAATTTAAATTATAATTATTATAAGAAAAACTAATATTATTATCAATATTATTATATAAAAATCCTAGGAAATCAATTGAACTACATCCATATTTAATCTTAATCCTATTTTCATCATCAATAAGATATGGAATTCCAATAAATTTCATATAATCTTCATAATTATCCTTAATCATTACATTCTTTTTAATATGAATATCATTCGAATTCTCACTAAGATTATTATATTCATATATACCTCTAATAAAAGCTCTCTTACAATCATCCGAAAAATCATTAAATCCCTTGATAGTATCCTTCATCTCATCCAAATATGAATTATTATTTAAACTCATTGAAGTTGTTCCAAATTCATTCATAATATCCACATATTCCTTGAATATCTTAAGTAATCCTTCATCTAATTCATCATCAATATTAATCAATTCATAACAATTTTGAGAATATTCAGTATGAACATCTTTGATATATGATAAAAACCCTAGAGAAAATGCTTTTTCACAACTATCAATAATCATTTATTTAATAAATTAATATTATTTCTTAAATCAATTTTAATCAAGAGGACTATCTGTAATTTTCATTCCACAATAATCAACATTATTTAACTTAAATTCTTGTTTTTTATAAATACCGATATTAATTGCCTCTTCTAATATCCATTTAAAATTATCCCAAAATTCTGTAGTATGACCTAAACTTAAGGTGCAAATATGTGATAATTCATGAAGAACTACAAACATCATAGTATTTAAATCCATTAATTTATTATGACTTCTTAAACAAAGAACTATTTGTTCTCCTTTATTAACTGAATAACTCGTATAATTAGGATTATCAATCCCTTCTTTAATATTATCAGGTCTAAAATTATTCTTCAATCTAATAGTTCTATCTTCATTAGGATAACTTTTAATAAGATGATCAGTAATAATTATTAATTTTTCTCTAATTTGCGCAATTAAATTAGCAGCCTCTTGAGCATCTTCCTTTATTTGAACTTCATAATTTCTATTATCTATAGTAGAAACGATATTTTCAATCTTACTATAATAATGGTATTGATATAATATAAATACGAATACTATTGCTAAAATTATTATTACAAATCCTTGAATACTTATTTCCATTCTATAAATTCAAAATAAAAAATGATTAATTCATATAAATAATATTTTAAATAAAATACATATATGAATATTTTTCCAAGAAAAGAAATTGACGAACTGAAAGATAATAGAAAAGCATTAAAATTTCAAATTACCGATTTCTTTATTCCTGAAAGTGATAAAAATATAAGAGATTTTGATGATTATGAATTTTATTCAATTTATATATACGGAACTGATGATGAAAATATTACTTATTGTCTTAAGGTAATTAATTTTAAACCATTCTTCTATGTTAAAGCTCCTGATAGCTGGAATACTTTAGCAGATAAAGATATCATCGCAAAAATGAAGAATAAATTAACAAATGAGAAATATATTACTAAATTCAATAAGGAAACAAATATTATTCCATATTACTTATTGAAACATTTGGAAAAAATAGAAATCGTTAATAAGAAAGATTTCTGGGGATTTTCCAATAATAAAGAAACTAGATTCATAAAAATTTCTGTTAAATCTCTTGGTTTATTTGATAAACTTAAATATTATTTCTTATCTACTACTCCTAAAAATGAAGGGTTTAAATTATATGAAAGTAATATTGACCCATTCTTACGATTTATTCATATGAAAGATATTAAACCTTGTAGCTGGATTTCCATTAAAAAATATGATATCACTAATAATATTCCTGAAACTATTTGTAATAGAAATATTACAGCCGATTGGAATGATATTTATTCTTTGAAAGTTAATAAAATAGCACCATTACTTATCGCTTCATTTGATATTGAATGTACTAGTTCTCACGGGGATTTCCCTGTTGCTATTAAGAATTATAAGAAATTAGCACAAGACCTTTGTTTAATCGCAAAAAGAGGACTTGATGATAAGAAATTAATGACTAATATTAAGAATGCGTTTTCTAATGATGTTAATATAGATGATTTGAAAATTCATCGCCTATTTACCATTAGAAAATTAGAAGAAGCTGATTTAAATGAAATTGAGAAAAAACTAAAAGAAAATGAAGGTCAAATTCGTTTCTATTTAAATAAAATGAAATCTATTGAGATTAATGGAGATGACGATGATGAAGAAGAAGAAGTAGTTGAAAATAAGAAAATTACTAGTAAAGAATATAATGAAATTGAAGATGCTCTTAATCTTCATTTATGTAAAATTCTTCCAAAATTAGAAGGAGATAAAATTATTCAAATTGGCGTTTCAGTTCATAAATTCGGCAGTGAAACCATTATCTATAAGAAGATTATTAGTTTAAATGATTGCGAAGATATTGAAGGGATTGATGTAAGTTGTTGTAAAGATGAAAAGGAATTATTGAAAAAATGGAAGATATTAATGATGGATTTAAATCCTGATATTGTCATAGGTTATAATATATGGGGTTTTGATATTGAATATATTTGGAATAGAAGTATTGAATTAGGTATTAATGAAAAATTTCAAATTGGTTTAGGTAAAATTTGTAGAAGAAAATCAATTTTAAAAGAACAGAAATTATCTTCATCGGCATTAGGAGATAATATCTTCAATTTATTAGATGTTGATGGTATTGTTATGATTGATTTATTTAAAGTTATTCAAAAAGATTTCAAATTAGATAGTTATAAATTAGATAATGTAGCATCGATATATATCGGTGATAAGAAAGATGATTTAAAACCAAAGGAAATATTTGAGAAATTCTTAGGCGATGCTAAAGATAGAAGTGTTATTGCTAAATATTGTATTCAGGATTGTATTCTAGTTAATCGTCTGCTTCATAAACTTAAAATTCTTGAAAATAATATTGGTATGGGTAATGTTTGTTTAGTCCCCCTAAATTTCCTATTTAGAAGAGGACAAGGAATTAAAATCTTCTCATTAGTCGCCAATGAATGTATGAAAATGGATTATTTAATCCCTGTTATTAAGAATTTTATTGAAGATTTAGATGTCGATGGTTATGAAGGTGCTATCGTTCTTCCACCTAAAGAAGCCATTTATTTAGATGATCCTATAGTAGTATTTGATTATGGTTCTTTATATCCATCATCTATGATTTGTAGAAATTTATCACATGATACATATATAACAGATGAGAAATATTTAATCGAAAATGATGAATATGAAATTATTAAAGTTAGTTATGATTTATATCAAGGAGTAGGAGATAAAAAGACAAAGAATGGTGCTAAAGATTGTTATTTCGCTAAATATAAGGATGGGAAAAAAGGAATTATTCCAGATATTTTAGATATGTTATTAACGGAAAGAAAGAATACTCGAAAGAAAATTGAATATTCTACTATTATCTTAAAAGATGGTAATGAATTAATTGGAATTATTGAAGAAAAAGATGATATGATTATTATTAGCGATATTGAGAAGAAAACAAAAGTTAAAAGAGATGATATTATGGAAATTAAAAAAACTTATAATAAATTTGAATGTGCTGTATTTGATGCTCTTCAAAATGCTTATAAGATTACAGCTAATTCTCTTTATGGTCAAATAGGTGCTAGAACATCCCCTATTTATCTAAAAGAAATTGCCGCCTGTACTACATCAACGGGAAGAGAAATGATATTACTTGCTAAAGATTTCGTTGAAAAACATTATAATGCCGATGTTATCTATGGAGATACTGATAGTATTTTCTGTAAATTCAGGATTAAGGATGATAATGGAAATGATATATTTGGAAAAGAAGCATTAAAAGGTGCTATTAATATTGGATTGGAAGTTGAAGGGAAAATTAAGGGAATTCTTCCTTATCCACAAAAATTAAATTATGAGAAATGTATGTATCCATTCATCTTATTCTCAAAGAAGAGATATGTGGGAAATTTATATGAAAAGGATGATGTTAATTTCAAACAAAAATCAATGGGAATAGTATTGAAAAGAAGAGATAATGCTAATATAGTAAAGAAGGTTTATGGAGGGATTATAGATATCATATTAAATCAACAAGATTTAGAATTATCAGTGAAATTCTTGAGAGAAGAATTGAGAAATTTAGTAGAAGGTAATATGGATATTAATGATTTGATATTATCTAAAACATTAAGAGGATTTTATAAAGACCCTACGAAAATTGCTCATAAGGTATTGGCAGATAGAATTGGTGTTAGAGAGCCTGGAAATAAACCAGCTATAAATGATAGAATTCAATATATCTATATTAAAAATGATGAGGCAAAACTTCAAGGAGATAAGATAGAAACATTAGAATTTATTAATCAAAATAAATTGAAACCTGATTATCTTCATTATATTACTAATCAAATTATGAAACCAGTTCTTCAATTATATTCATTATGTTTAACAAATTTAAGTGATTATAGCGAAGTTGATGAATATTGGGATAAAGTTGAAAATGAATTAATGAAAAAAGAGATGTATAAGGATGAAACTAGACGGAGAAATCGTTTAGAAAATTTGAGATTATTAAAAGTTCAAGAATTGTTATTTGATGAATTTATTAATCAATTGAAAGAACCTAAGATGAAGAAGGAAAGGATTAAGAAAGATGTTATTGAGATTATTGATGATGATGTAGAAGAAATTAAAGATATTGATTATGATGGTGATATGAAAGTCATTGAAAGTAAAGTAAAAGAATGTATAACATTTAAGATAGTTATTAAAGATAAGAAGGGGAAAGTTATTTATAAAGATGAAGGGAATACTAAAGAAATGACTAAAGATAAATTGATTATTAATAAATTGACGGAGATTTATAGTAAAGTTAATGGAACTATGAAAATTAAATTAAATCATAAGAAATTTATTAAAGATTATAAATTATTGATTGCTAAATTTAAATATGTAGATAAATTAAGTAAAATCAATAATACTGATGTTGGAATTGCTAAGATGATTACAGAAATAACATCTAATAGAGATTTATTAGAATTAAAAAATAAAATTATATTAATAGAATAATTATGGGAGGCGGTGGAAGCAGGCATATGAATCCTATTAATCAAGTTTCTAATGAAATGAATAAAGAGCAATTTGAAAATATTAATAAAAATAATAATATTTTTTATATATCTATTTTTATTATATCAATTATTATATTTATTTCTATTATATATCTCTATAAAAATAGATATAAAGGTTAGATTTTATTAATTAAATGTAAAGGACTATATTTCAACGGTTAGAATATCGCTCTTATGAAGCGAAGATCTGGGTTCAATTCCCAGTAGTCCTACTTACCTTATTCTTATTTTTTTATTTATAACAATAAAGGTTATAATTTGGTTTATATTTTTGATAAACCTCTGGATTTATTGAATTATTACCGGGTCTCTCTTGTGATGATGGTATATGATGTTTAGCATAGAATTGTGATGAATATGCTAAAGTATCTGGTTCTATTTTTTCAGGTGTTATAAAAGGAGTATTATCATATTTTGAGGCATTTATAAGAAGAGTTGAAGTATTCATTTTTCTATATAAAGAGAATTATAAAAAAATAAATAAAAATGGATAAAGATTTTGTAAAAGATGGTTTAACTAATGAAGAATTAATTCAAACTATTAAAGATATTCTTAAACGGAAGAAGGAATTAACTTATAAAGATGATAATGACAAATTTGAGAAATTAAAAACAGAATTTCCTTTATTTTCTGAAAGATATTTAATGTTATTTGAAATGGTAATTAGAGATGGCGAATTTGATTGGAATTCATTTAATTATATGATAAATATGAGAAATAAAATTATTAATGATAATATGACTTCTGAAGAGGCATCGGCAAAAGTTGGTCAAGATTGGTATGATAAACATGTTAAAAAAAATCTTACATAATTATTTTTCTTATCACTGAATTAATAATTTCTTCTGTCTTTTCTAAATCAACATCTTTCGAATGTCGATAATTAATAAATAAATTATTATTCTTAATAATTAAAGATATACGATTATTAATTTTATATTCTTGAATTTTGAATTCCTCTTTATTATCAATATTATTCGCACATCCAAATAAATATGTTTGCATTTTCATCTCATTTAATGCTATCCCATATAAATCAAATTTATCCATCGATTTGATTTGTGAATTCTCTAATTTTCTCAAATATAAATATTGACTATCATTACTTAAATCATATACGTATGAAAGATTATCTTTATTATAATAAACTAATGTTGTTTCTCTTGTTAATCTAAATTTCTTTTTAATCTTATTTAGAAATGTATCATCTAAATAACTATTCATTCGCATCTGCGTTTTTTGCGTATTCATCAAATATATTTCTATAATATTTGTATTGTCTGTTATTATTTGTTTAATCATTTATATTATATTTAATAATTAATAATAATCATTTTTTTATATTCATTAAAAATATGACGAAATTAGATATTAAAATCATTTTAGACGATTATATAGATATGATTTATATATATGAAATTATTTGTAATGATAGTTATAACTATTATTATAATCTCAAATTTTTTTTTGAATTCCCCATTATATTCATAAATGTTTTTATGACTATAATTAATTCTACTGTTACAGATATTTATATTATTAAAAATTCTAATATTTTTCTTAATGTTTCAACTATGTTATTAGTTTCATTAAGTAATTATATGAAAATTAATGAAAAATGCGAAATATTAAAAATCAATAGAGATAAATTTATCAAATTATATAATTTAATTGAAAAAAGAAAATATACAGAAGATATTTCAGTAGATTTTATAGATATTGTTATCACTAATTATGACAACATTATCGAAAATATAAATTTTTCATTTCCTCAAAGAATTTTACAAAAAGTAAGAAATAAATATGCTGAAAAAAAAACATTACCATTATTTATTAATGGTATTAAGAAATTAGATCAATATAGAGGAGATAATGGAATTATTATTTGTGAAGCTTAAAAAATGATTTAATTATTTATTAAATAGTAATAGAATATGTATGAAAATTATCTCCAATTAAAAACTAAGGATTTAGTTAAAATTCTTAAAGATGCCGATGATGCTTATCATAATAAAGGAGATATTATTATGACAGATGAACAATATGATTTAATTAAAGACCATTTTAAAAAAATAGCTCCAAAAAATCCTTATTTTAAATTAGTAGGTTTCAAACCTCCTGATAAAATTAAAATAAAACTACCTTATTATCTTGGTAGTCAAAATAAGATTAAATATGGTAATATTAAAGAATTAGATAATTGGTTTTCCAAATTTAATAAACCAGTTGAATATGTTATTAGTGAAAAACTTGATGGAATTTCTTGTTTATTTATTAATGATAATGGTATTAAAATATTCACTAGAGGTGATGGAACTTATGGAACCGATATATCATTTATTAAAGATATTATTAAATTTCCAAAGAAAATTCCCGAAGGATTTGCTGTTAGAGGTGAATTATTATTATCTAAGAAGAATTGGGAACTTTTAAAAGATATGGGTGCTAATGCTCGTAATGTTGTCGCTGGTATAATAAATAGTAAAACTATTAATAAAAAAGTTCTTGAAAAAATAGATTATGTCGTTTATGATGTTTTTAATGAAAGGATGAAAAATGAAGATGCTCTTAAATTAGCAAAAAAACTTAAATTTAAAATTGCTAAATATAAAGTTGTTAAAGGTCTTATTACAAATGAAAAATTATTCGAACTTTTAAAAGATTTTAAAAAAAATAGTGAATATGAAATCGATGGTATAGTAATAACTCATAATAAACCTTATGAAATTAAAAATGGTGATAATCCTCCTTATTCGTTCGCCTTCAAATCTAATGAATTATTAGATGTAGCTGAAGTAATTGTTAATAATGTTGAATGGAATATTAGCAAGGATAGATATATGAAACCTATTGTTCAATTTAATCCCGTTAAATTAAATGGAGTTGTTATAAAACAAGCTACTGGATTTAATGCCGATTTTATCGAAAAAAATAAAATTGGTTTAGGTTCCATTATTAAAATTCAAAGATCTGGTGAAGTTATACCACATATCATATCTATTGTTAAAGAAGCTGACGATGGTAATCCAATGATGCCAACCATTCCTTATAAATGGAATAAAACACATATAGATATTATAGCTGAATTAGATGATAAAAATAGAGAAGTTGATATTAAGAATTTTATGTTCTTTATGAAATCTTTGAAAATTAAAGGAGTAAGTGAAGGAATTTTAACAAAATTATATGATAATGGTTTTGATAGTCTTAAAAAGATTATTTATATTACTAAAGATGAAGTTTTGAAAATAGATGGATTTAAAGATAAAAGTGCGTCAAATTTAATAGAAGCTTTAGATGAAATTAAGAAAAAGAATTGTAATGAAATAATGATTGCTTCTAATATCATAGGAAGAGGATTAGGAGAAAAAAAATTAGAATTAATATTAAAAAATTATCCTGATATTTGTCAAAATAAGAAAAAAGGTTTAGATATTAAAATTGAAGATTTAATGAAAATTAATGGTATGGGAGAATTAACATCTCAATTATTTAAAGATAATCTTGAAAAATTCTATGATTTTTACGAAGATTTAGGATTTAAATTGAAAAAAATAAATGTTAAAACTATTATTAATAAAGGAATTTTTGAAAATGTTTATTTCGTTTTCACAGGTTTTAGAAGCGATGAATTAGAAAAATTTATTAAAAATAATGGTGGCGATGTTGAATCAACTATTACAAGCAAAACTAATTATTTAATTATGAAAGATAGAAGTAAGATTACTAATAAAATATCTAAAGCAATGGAAAAAGGAGTTAAAATTATTTCAAAAGATGACTTTATGACTGAACATGGATTATAAATTTATCTATAATTATTATTAAATGATTGAATATATATTAACTACTATTATATCTCTATTAATTGATTTTATTTGGTTAATTTCAAATTCTAAAAATTATAATTATCTCGTAGAAAAAGTTCAAAAAACTCCACTTTCTATTAATTTTACAGGTGCTATCTTTTCCTATATAATTTTTATGTGCGGATTATTCTTCTTCTCTATTCCTCTAATTGAAATTAAATTGAAAGAAAATAAAAATCTTTTTATCCTTTGTTTATTATATGGTGGAGGTTTAGGATTATTATTATATGGTATGTTTAATGCTACTAATTATGGAATTTTTACTAATTATAGTTATAAAATAGCTTTAATGGATAGCTTCTGGGGTTTTACAATATTCACAATTAGTTCTTATCTTTTCTTTTCAATCAAACATATCATCAATATCAAACCCATATAATTCTAAATTTCTAATAACCCTCGTTGGATGTAAAACAACTTTTAATATCTCTTCTTCTAATATCTCATTATTCTTTTTCATTTTTTCATAATCTAATTTAAATATTGATGGATTTTTATATAAATATAAATATGAAATTAATGGAATTTTATCAATATTATTTCTTATTATTTCAATAGCATTTGGATTTGTTGCTAACGCTGATAAATTAATTCTTTTAATATCCAATAATTTAATAGCATCTGGATTTAAATTATAACATAATTGAAAATGATTAATTTTATCACGATTATTCCTTAATATTTTAATAGCTTCATTTGATGGATTTGAACTTAAATGTTCCCAATTAATCTTATCAGGATTTTTATTTAATAATATTATAGCTTCGTCAATTGGATTATAACTAAGCATATTATAACGAATATGTTCAGGATTTTTCTCTAAAAATTCTATTACCTTTATTGAAGGATTTACATTAAAATAATACCAATCAATCTTATCTTTATTCTCAATTAATATTTCATAAGCATTTGGATTTTTTGATAAATAAGTCCAATTAATTAAATTAAGATTTTCTTTTATTAATTCAATCGCATTTGGATTTTTAGATAATTCATCCCAATGTATCATATCCTTATGTTTTCTTAATATTGATATCGCCGATGGATTTGATGAAAGATAATACCAATCAATTTTATCTATATTCTTATCCAATAATTCAATGGCTTTTAATGATTTATTTGTTGATAAACTATACCAATTAATCATATCTTTATTTTCAATTAAATAATCAATAGCATTTGGATTAGTTGAAAGATAATCCATAATAGTGTATGAATTTATATTTATTTTAAACCAATCGCAAAACTTATATATCGGTCTATTCATAATTATTAAAAAAAGATAAATATAAATAAATCATTTTTTATAATTGATTCCATTTATCTCTTTTATTTATATTTTCAGTATCTTCATCTTTCTTATTAGGTTTAATATTCTCATCAAACATCTCCTTCATCTTAATAAAATTATTTAATTCCAATTCTTTAATTTTATCATCTCCTTTTTTCTCAATACGAGTTTTTTGAATTTTCCACATTTCAGCAATCTCTTTCATTAATTCAGTAGATTTCTTCTTTTCTCCATCAGTCCTTTCCTCCTCTCTCTTATTTAAAATCGCTCTTTGTTCCTTCATATATAACTGATAAGAATTCAATGGCTTTTTTTCAGCATTTTCATCAACAACTTTCTTAGTTTTCTTATAATTATCATCATATGCTTTCTTAGCAAATTCTAACAATTCCTTTCTTGAATAATTTTGATGTTCTTCAAAGAAAGTATTAAATGAATTCATAATCTTTTCAGTATTAGAAGGCATGTTTAATTTTATAAATTAAAGTTATAAAAACAAAATCATTTTTTATTTCTTAACTCCAAGAGCTTTTCTAGGCACTTTACCTTCTTTCTTAACTTCTACTGGCTTCTCTTCCTCCTTAACTTCTACTGGCTTCTCTTCCTCCTTATTTTTATGAATTTTCCACATTTCAGCAATCTCTTTCATTAATTCAGTAGATTTCTTTTTTTCTCCATCAGTCCTTTCTTCCTCTCTCTTATTTAAAATCGCTCTTTGTTCCTTCATATATAACTGATAAGAATTCAATGGCTTTTTTTCAGCATTTTCATCAACAACCTTCTTAGTTTTCTTATAATTATCATCATATGCTTTCTTAGCAAAATCTAATAATTCTTTCTTCGAATAACTTTGATGTTCTTCAAAGAAAGTATTGAATGAATTCATAATCTTTTCAGTATTAGAAGGCATGTTTAATTTTATAAATTAAAGTGATAAAAACAAAATCATTTTTTTTCTTTAAAAATCAATTATTGATCTTTATCAACTGGCGCAGGTATATCTTCTGCTTCTGCTTCTGGATTTGCTCTTAATTTTTTTATATAATCTATCATATAATATCTTAAAAGTTTTTTTTCAATTAATTCTATAGAATCAGAACCTTCTGATGATAATACTTTCTCATGTTTATTAATTTCCCCTTTTTTTTCATTATTTGCTTCCATTAATTCATGTTTATTAATTTCTTCCTTTTTTTCGTGTGGTTTCATTTCTTTAATTTTCATTATAATTTCTAATATTTTACTTTCAGGTATTTCAGGTATTTCAGGTATTTCAGGATTAACCTTACCTTTTTTAATATAAATAAGGGTTTTATCTCCTTTATTAAAATCAAAACATAATTCTTCAATATTATCATATTCTAATTCACATTTATCAGGATTATAACAATAATTACCTTTATTATATTTCCAATCAAATTTAATAACAGAACATGGACTCTCAGTTGAAGACGAAAAATTATTATAAACATATTTTTCACCATTACATTTAAAACCAACTATTGATTTATCTCCAAATCTTAATAATATTGAATCAAGAATATATTCTTCACCATTTAATGTTATATCTTCATCTTCCTTAATATTATATTTATTATTAGAAACAAATACACTTTTAAGTAATGTATTAATTGTTTCATTTCCAGATTCTTTTATTGTATTTACAAAAGGGTCTATATAATTCTTTTTAATAGATTTATTTAATTCATCATCAAAAACTATTAATACATCAGGGTTTTTTGGAAATATTAAATTTTCTTTTAGTTTAAGTTTATCAAAACTAGAAATATTCAATTCTGTAGAATATTTATCTATTTTAAGTTTCCATTCTATAAATTTATATAAATTTATATAACAATTATCTTCAATTTTATATATATCTAAACAAGATATATCTAAACTTCTATAAAAATCAATAATAAAATCATCAATCCAGTTAATTTTCTTTAAACCAGATGCTTTTAATTCTTTTCCAAATTTTTGTTTATTTGAAGCATCTTTTAAGAAAAACATATTATCTATAAATATTTCATCGGGATTTAATAAATATAACTCTTTTAATATATCAAGTTGTCTCTTATTTTTATTAACTATCCTTTTTATTAATAATTTATATTTATTTGAACTATCCCACTTTTTAGCATTTTTAATAATCAAATCTCTTGAATTTTCACTATATAATGATGTCATTAATATCGAATTTAATGATGAATATTCATTATACATAGGAATATTATCATAATATTCACAACTCATCTTTTTCTATTTATAAAGAAAGATTTAATAAATAACTAATTATTATATATTTCTTTAAATAATAATTTTTTATATTAGTATTAATAATAAAATTAATCCAATTCATTAATTGATATATAATCAATTTAAAATTAGCAATCTCATTCACTCTCGCATCAATATTCCAATATGTTTTTTTATCATCAATTTTATTAGACGTAATATCTAATAAATATTTATAATGTTTTTGATTATAATATAATTCATATTTACATTTAAATTTATTATCATCCTTGATTAAATATGAATATTTTTTATCATCTTCTTTTGATATTAAAATTAACGGCTTCTTATTATCTTTAATATAATTATAAATAGAATAATCATTCTCTATCATCTTATTATCTTTTGAAAATGATATTAATAAATAATTTGTCCTATTTTGAATTTTATATTTATTGATATTATTTAAATTTACAAATCTTAATAATGTATCATTCTTTGGTCTTGTAAAAACCATATTAAAATTTAATGTGAAATAATTAAATAAAATTGGATACATATTTATACTCTTATTTATTCTCTTTTATATATGTTATATTAAGAATGAATTATAGCGATTTAGAAGATGTTAATAAAGAAGAATTAATAAATAAAATTAATGATATTGATATTAATAATAATTCAGCAAAAACTATTTTAGATGATTATCAAATATTAAAGAATAGTCTAATTGAATATAAAAATAATCTAACAAATTTAACTAATCAAAAAGAAACTTATGACAATTATATAAATAATCTTTTTAATAATCATCTAAATATTATCAATATCATTAATAAAGATAATAAATTAGATAATAGTTTTTACGATTATCAAAAAAATATTAAGGATAATTATGATAATTGGATTAAAGATGTTTATGAAATCAAAATTAAATCTATTGAAGAAAATATTGAAAATATTGAAATGAAATTAAAAGATTTCACTTATCTATTCCTATATATCATTAATAATATCGTTTCTAATAAAGAAATTTCTAAAAATATGTGTCCTATTTGTTTCGAAAATCAAATTGATATTTGTATAAATCCATGTGGTCATACAACGTGTAATAAATGTATTTTATCAAATAGAAATAATATTTATAATAATAAATGTTTTATATGTAGAACACCAGTTAATGAATATATTAAAATATTTTTTTCATTATAATGTTTAAAAAATGATTATTTATATATAATTTATTTATATAAAAATGACCAATTTAATCAATAATATTATAAAAATTAAAATAAAAAAACTTAAATTTATTATTAAAACTTTAGATAATTATCGTCCCTATTACAATTCTTCAAATAGTAGCGATGATACCGATAAAGATGATAATGATTTTGCATCATATCTATTTGATACTAAAATTAAAACTCAAATAAATATTATTGAAATAGAAGAAGATTTAACTGATATTAACAAATTCAAATTATATTCAACTATAATATCTAAAAATATTTATTGTGATAATTCTAATAATCCAGAATTCTTTTACTATAGAAATTATAATATTCATTTGCGTTTTTCAATTATTAATAATAAAAAATATCTAATTATTATTATTGATAACAAAAATAATTATGAAATGAGACATAAATCAACTAATATTATTCAAAACTTTCAAAAATTCACTCAATTTATATTTAATCCTATCTTATTTGAAATCGATTTCGATATATTTTCAAAATATAAATCTATTAAAAATCTTATTAAAATAGGTAGAACTACTAACAAAATTAATATTAATAGTGAATGTAATGAAAATCATTACTCTTATAACGATGGAGTTTTCAATTATTTTATACAAATTAATAAATTTAATAATACATTAACTTATTATTATTATAGAATTGATAAATATATATTTAATCCTATAAATTAAAAAAATCTAACTTTTATAGGTTTTTTTATTCCCGATGGAGTATTTATCTGTGGAGGCAATTTATTTCCATAATAATAAGTCGTTTCAACTATTTCCTTATTTGTTATCTTCTTCATCTTATTCATTTTTATCAATTAATAAATCATTTTTATTTATCTTTTATAGTTCTTAAATAAAAATTTAGTTTTCTTGATTTAACAAATGACCTATATTTTTCATCCCATATTATATCCCATATACCATCCTTTTTATAATTACTCATCTTAATTATATAATTCGATGATGATAAATATGGTCTCCTCATACCTATTTTAGAAAAATATCCCATCGAATATATATTTGATATCATCACCCAATCATAAGCATCTATTGAAACAACTTCCATAAACCATTTATAAATATCATCAGGTCTTATTTCGCTAATTATCATAAAATTCAAAAATATCATTAATCTTATTATATGATGAGCATATCCATATTTAATCGCCTTAGATATCTCATTATCTATGACAATTAATCCAGTATTTCCTAAATACCATTCCTTACCAAGTTTCTTATTATTTCCAAAAGAATTTTTTAATAATTCATCGTATCTATATAAATATAAATATCTCATATATTCACGCCATCCTATTATTTGTCTAATAAAACCTTCATAATTTTTTATATCAATCTTATCTTCATATCTCCTTATTATTTTTATCAAATTTATAGTAATTAACAAACCATTATTTAGCATTGGACTAATAATCGAATGATACATAAAAGGATTAGATGATTGAATAACATCTTGAAATAATCCAAATTTATTAATATCATTTTTCAAAAAAAATTCATAAGCTTTATAAGCATCTTTAGAAGATATGGGATATATACCTAATGTTTCTAATGTTGGATTACCAATATGATTTTTAAATCTTTCAGCATATTTAATACCTTCTTCATAATATTTCTTATTTGATTTATTTATGAAATTTAAAGTAGGATTTATTAAAACCTCTTCACGAGGATTTGAACGATTATATACATCTTGATTTTTAATTCCTTCTAATATTCCTAATTTCTTCTTAGAATATTCATAAAATGATGAATGTGATATAGTCTTTCTCTTATTATAAATATCTAAATCCTCTCTTTTTAATAAAAACATTGGAGTATCTATCTCATTTATTGTTATCCCTTGTTTCTCAAATGTATCCTTTAATTTATGATCTGTTATTTCAAATGTTAGATATTCTTCTTTTGAGGTTAATAAAGAATTATCATAATCCTTATAAATAACTTTGAAACCTAATTTTAAAAGATTATCATAAAATAATCTCATACATGCTCTTAAATAAGCAATCTTGATTTTATTAGGTTTTATTAATTCCGTTGAAAAATAATGTGGTTCTTCAACAATCCATATCTCTTTATATTTAATAGATTTTAAATATTCTATAGTTTCTTGAAAAAGTTGATTAGGTAATATTAAAAAAATCATTTATCTAATAATATAATCTCTAATGTTTTTTGAATTATTTTTATATGTTCTCTTTTATTGAATTCTTCAAATATTCCAGAATTTGCTGATAATATAAACCAATCTATTTTATACGGATTTTCTTCGAGAAGTTTCATACCATTTGGATTTTTTGATAAATATTTCCAATTAATTTTATCAGGATTTTCATTGAGAAGTTTGATAGCATTTGGATTTCCTGATAATAAATACCAATTAATTTTATCTCGTTGCTTTTCAAGCAACTTAATAGCATTTGGATTTCCTGATAATAAATGCCAATTGATTTTATCAGGATTTTCTTCAAGAAGTTTGATAGCATTTGGATTTGCTGATAATAAATGCCAATTGATTTTATCAGGATTTTTCTCAAGCAACTTAATAGCATTTGGATTTTTTGATAAATTATCCCAATTGATTTTATTAATATTTTCTTCAAGAAGTTTGATAGCATTCTCATTTCTAGATAAATAATCCCAATTGATTTTATCAGGATTTTCTTTAAGAACTTTAATAGCATTTGGATTTAAAGACAATAAATCCCAATTAATTTTATTAAGATTTTTATTTATTAAATGAATAGCATTTATATTCTTTGACAAATATTTCCAATTAATTTTATTTGGATATTTTTCGAGAAGATGAATAGCATTTGGATTTTTTGATAAATATTTCCAATTGATTTTATCAGGATTTTCTTCAAGAAGTTTGATAGCATTTGAATTAAATGATAAATATTCCCAATTGATTTTATCAGGATTTTCTTCTAATAAATATATAGCATTGGGATTAAATGATAAATAATTCCATTTAATATTATCAATATTAATCCATTTTAATAATTTATATCGTGGTTTTTGAATATATCCCGATATAATTTCACAAATATCACTTGTCATAAAAAAAACATTTGATAATAAAATCATTTTTTATTTAATTAAAATTATTTCTAATGTTTTTTGAATATTTTCATATATATCTTTATTTATAACTTCTTCAAATATTGATTTGTTTGATGAAAAATATTCCCAATATATTTTATCAGGATTTTCTTCTAATAAATGAATAGCATTGGAATTTCTTGATAAATTAAACCAATCTATTTTATCCCTATATTGTTCCAATATCTCTATAGCATTCTCATTATATGACAATGATTTCCAATCTATTTTATCAAGATTTTCTTTAAGGATTTTTATAGCATTTATATTACTTGATAAATAATACCAATTAATTTTATCCATTTGTTTTTCAAGCAACTTAATAGCATTGATATTAAAGGATAAATTATTCCAATCAATTTTATCAAGATTTTTTTCAAGTATTTCAATAGCATTCTCATTAAATGACAATGAATTCCAATCTATCTTTTCGGGATTTTCTTCAAGAAGTTTAATAGCATTCTTATTTCCAGATAAGAAATACCAATTAATCTTTTCAAGATTTTTCTTAAGAAGATTAATAGCATTTGGATTTCCTGATAAATAATTCCAATTAATTTTATCAGGATTTGCTTCTAGGAGTTTGATAGCATTTGGATTTGACGATAAATAATTCCATTCTATTTTATTAGGATTTTTTTCAAGAATATGAATAGCATTTCTATTTTCTGATAAATAGAACCAATTAATCTTTTCAAGATTTTCTTCTAATAAATGAATAGCATTTGGATTAAATGATAATAAATCCCAATTAATCTTTTCAGGATTTTCTCTTAAAAATGATATAGCTTTTATATTTCCAGATAATAAAATCTTATTTGTTAATTTACTTTTATCAATCCAATCCAATAATTTATATTCAGGTTTATAGATATATTTAGTTATCATAGAACATATATCTTGAGTAATATCCATCTTTTTAAGATGCTTATTAAAAAAATAATCAATTTTTATTTTTTATATTCATTATATTCAATCGATAATAATATTCCATTAAAATTATAATTAATATTTATTTGTTTATAATAATTTGAACTTAGAAAACATCCAATGATAAATGTAAATGGTTTATAATCATTTATAACAGATGGAAGAGATATAATTAAATTATCTGTAAATATAGTATTAATTCTTTCTTCGTTTTTAAAGAAATATTCATAATCAAAACTATTTGAATAAGAATGTTCTTGAGTATTGGGATAATAAGGATTAATCTTTGTAGTTTTACAATATTTAAATGTTTTCATTAAATTTAAAAAAATACTAATATTCATTATCCTCAATAATGAAATATAATTTTTAATTCCACATCTTAAAGCAGATGTTTTTATTGAATTCAATTCTAATCTTTTTAAATTATCATATGTATAATTAAAAATAATTAAAGATCTTTTAAAATTATGAAAAAAATTTATTTCACTTATATATGAAATATTATTATCAACATTCCAATTATGTATCTTTGGAATACTCGTATAAACTTTAAAATTGTTTTCATACGATTTTAAACGCAAATTTAAATGATTTATATTCGTATTTTTTAGAGAAAATTTACTAATATTATAATTATAATAAATATCATTGAAATCTAATTTATTATTTAACCCCTTTTGATATAAAAGTGTTGTTCCTTTCCATAATCTATTTTCAAAAGAATTATTCATTTCAAAAAAAGATGTGATAAATATAGCAATTGATAATAATAATTTCATTATATTTATTTTAATTCAAATATCTTTTAAATAAATTCATTTTCATCAGTATCATTATCTATAATATCTATCCAATTATCTAAAGTATTTTGTAAATTTTCATTTAAAAATTTAAATGATTCTTCAATAAATTCTATTCTTTCTGGATTAGTTTTTGGTTTTCTTTCAATATATTCAAATGTATTTATTATATATTTTATTTTTAATGAATCGTAATTATCTTTAATGTAATTTTTTTTTAAATATTTCTTAAATCTTATAAATTGGTCTTCTTTAAATTTTTTAAATAATATTGATATTTTATTATTAACTTTCTCATAAATTTTATATAAACTATTTTTAATAATTTCTCTTATTAAAATATCATCTATTTTTAAATCATCATCTTTTATTATTATTGGATTATTTGATGTATAAGTAAAAATACATATGCTTATCTTCTTATTCATAAACCTTTCATAATTTTTTCCTGATTTATCTTCATATTGATTATTTAATATAAATTTTTTAATAATATTCTTAATCATTATATCACATACATTTAATGATGATAATTGAGGTTGTATCAGAAATAATATTACATTATTTTTTGAATTTCCTATAATACAAGCATCAAAATTTAATTTAAAATCATCTGTATTTCCACAAAAATTTATAGAATGATTTATATTATATGTAATATCTTCATTAATATTTATATTTTCTTTATAAAAATCATATTTATTTTTTACTTCTTTAATTATATTATAATGATTTTTTATAGAATTTTTTAAGGAATTATCTGTTAGACAATTATTACAATTATTTAAATGTTTATGACATAAACAATTCCATTCTTTATTATGTATTTCTTTATCTTCTATTGATAAACTATTATTATATAAAATAAACATTGAATATATATCATTTATAGTTATTTCACTATAAAAATATTTATCACTTGTTTTTATTATAAATAATAAAATTAAAATTTCAATAGGACACAAATGAGGTAATTTATCATTTTCTAATAATGACTTTTCTATTTTAAGTTGAATATCTCTAATATATGATGATAATATTTTATTATAATTATAATATTCTGTTTTATTATTAATATCATATTCTAATAAAAATATATTATTTCTTAATTCATTTTCAAGTTTAATATCACCCCCATTTCTTCCATTTTTAAAATCACATAATTCTTTTAATTTATTATAATATTCTATTTTAAATAAAGATATTATATCATGTTTATTAATATTTTTATTAATAATAGCTTTAATTTGTAATTTAAAATTTATATCGACATTTATATCATTATAAATATTAACCATTAATTCATATTCAGTTATATAATATCTTAATATATGATGCCCCCAATCAATTATTTCTTCTTTATTATTATCTTTTTTTATTAATTCATCAAAATTAATATCTTTTGTTAATATTTTCTCATCTTCATTATTAATATATTGAATTAAATTATCAACTTTAATATTATTTTTAATATTTAATCTTTCATCTTCATAATATTCATCAATGAAATTATAAAATCTTTTATATATATTATCTTCCTCATTATCATTATCTATTCCAATATATATAAATTTCTTTTGTCTTGTTATAGCAACATGTAATAATGAATTATATATAATTTTATCTTTATTATCATCTTTACATAAAATTTCTAATGCTGTTTGATTTAAATTTAATAAAAATATAACTTCACAACCTAAACCTTTTGAAGAATGTATTGATAATAATTTTGTTGAATATTTACTTTCATTTAAATTAATTGGTTTATTACCATCACTTTTATGTATAAAACAAAATTCAAATGCTTTTCCATTATTAATATCTTCTATTTTATCTTTCCAATATTCATCATTTATTAAAACTTCTTCTTGATAATCTTTATTTAAAAATTTATTCATCCAATATTCATTTAATGATGTTTGTAAAAGCATTGATAAATAATTATTTTTCATAATAGGGAATATAAACATAAAATTATGTGGTAAATAATAATATTCATCAACTTTTTCTTTTATTCTTCCAATTATATTACTTAAATATTTATCTACTTTGTCTTTATTAAAATCATTAGAATATATTTTTGGTTGTTGATATATATAATATGGTTTTATATTATTTTCATGTTTATATTTACAATTACCATTACAACAACCTGAAATTTTAGGTAATTTGAAATTATCAAAATCAATTATATTATTAACAAAATCTATAAATTGATTATTATGAAATCTTCTTACTATATTTTCACCTGTATTCTTAATTATTTTTATATTAGGTAATTCATTATTTTCTAAATATGTATAAACATTTTTAGAAAACCATATAGATTGTAATTTATCACCTATTAAATAAACATCTATATATGTATTCTTCATTATTTCAACAATTGCTTCAATATAATCAATTTCTAAATCTTGAGCTTCATCTATTATTATTAAACATTCCTTATTCATTTTATATTTTCCTCTTGAATATTTGATATTTCCATTTTTTTCAATATCATCATTATAACCATTTTTTATAGAGTTTAATAATTTACTAAAATAATTCATTCCGTTTTGAGATTTATCTCCAATAGCATAAATATACGAATCAATAGTTCCTATTATTATTTCCAAATTTCTTTTGTTAATATTTATATCTATTTTATATTGATTTCCATTTTTATTATCAATAAATTCTTCAGGTATTATTTTATTATCTTTAATTTGTTCTTTAAATTCATTATATATAACATCTTTTGCTGAATGAATTTTTGTTAAATATATAAATAATGTTTTTTCTTGAAATTCTTCTTTACTTGCTAATAATTGAATACTTTCATATGTTTTACCACATCCAGCACCTCTTTGATTATGATATAATATAGTTTGAGGTATATTATAATTTTTCCATTTTAATTTATTTGATTTAATATCTTTTATAAATTTATCTTTTTTAATATATTCTATTACTTGTATCATATTACTTTTAACATTTTTAGGAATAACTTTAAAAATTTTATCTTCAATATCTATATAAATATATTCACAATCTATAAAACTCTCAAATTTCCATAAACAATTCTTAAATATTAATAAATATGTATCTTTCAATTCTTTTATTATTATCGAAGAATTTCCATCAATAATCCATATAACATCTAAATTATATAATCCATAATCATGATTTCTATTATTTATCTCATCTTTTTTAATTGATGAATGTTGTAATTCAATAACATTATTATTACATACAATATCAGCATTTCTAGAAGAAAATGAATTACTCTTTTTTTTATAATACACTTCTATATTATTAAATTTTTCTTGAAATGATTTATGCCATATATTATTATAATTATCATCATTAATTACATGTCTAAAATGTTTTATTCTATTTCCAGAATTTACAAAACATAATTTATGTTTATTTTTACAACAAATTATTTGTCCGTTATAATCTTCTATATTTATCCTTTCATATTTTTTTAATTCTTCATTATAATAATATGATATCTGAGAATTAAATGTTTTACAACAATCCATTAATCATTTTTCATATATTCAAATATCTTTTAAATAAATTCGTTTTAAAATTATTCAAAAGATTAGAAAAATGATTTTTCATATTTATCAATCATATAAGGATGTTTGTTGCCGAACTTAAAACTGAATTTCTCGAGCGTGTAGAAATTATTCTTAATCGTGAAGATTTAACCGATGTTGATAAAAAATCAATTATTGGAAAACTCTTCGTCGATTTTGAAAAAAGGAATAAGTCGCAACTTTCAAAATTAATTGTTCCACCATCAAAGGAAAAGCGCCAACCTACAGATTATAATAATTTCATCAAGGAAAAAATGGGAGAGTTGAAAGATGATATTATTCCAAGCAAGCTTCGGTTTAAGACTGCTTCTGGTCTGTGGAAAAAAAGATAAAATTTTATCTTTTTAATACGTATTTTCATTTTTGTATTAATAAATAGTAAAAGTAAAAAAAAATGATTTTTGTTATTTATAGAAATTTAGCTCTTCTAGCATAGATGTCAAAAGCAAACACTAAAGCAATTCTCGCCGATATTAAGTCCTATCTTGAAACAAACGATAAAATCGTCAAGAAGGATTTCTTAAAGGCGGTCGGTGAAGCATTTGATAAGAATAAGGGTGCTAAACCTAAAGCGTTAAAGCTGAAGGCGAAAGCAAAAGAAGAGGTCGAAGGTGAAAGCAAAATTGAAGCAGTCATGAAAAAGAAAGTGATGAAGGACAATCTCAATCCCGATGAAGACAAGCCGAAGCGGAAGTTGAGCGATTATCAACAATTTGCGAAAGAACAACTTGCTTTCCTCAAACAGCGTGAAGACGCTAAAGAGGAAGGTGAAGAGAAACTTAAGCAGAAAGATTTGATGAAACTCGTTGCTAAGCGATGGAAGTTGAAGAAGGAAGGGATTGATGAAACCGAGTGGGATGATAGAATAGCTGAGGATGACGAATAAATGGTGATAGAAGGGGGGGGCAAAAAAAGTATTTTTTGTCCTTTTATAAATTAAGACATGAGTGAATATATTGATAGAGGAAGTTATGGATGTGTTATTAAACCAAATATAAAATGCGATGGAACTTTTGGAAATAATAATATAACTAAATTTTTTTTTGATAAAAAAGAATATATTAGTGAAAAAAAAAATCATGAAAAAATAGAAAAAATTGATAAAAGAAATTCGTTTATTGTAAAGAAAATTACTAATTGTAAAATATTATTAACTCCTAAAATTAAATCTAAAATATTAAATTTAGATTTATGTGAATTAACATCTGATTATGTATATCAAATAACATATGAATATGGAGGAATTGACCTTTTTAATTTATTATCTGAAAAATATTCGATTTTATTAAAAATAAATTTATTTGTTTTTTTACAAAATTTTGCTAATATATTCGATGGTCTATCTAAAATTAATAAAAATGGTTTATGTCATTTTGATATTAAAATTAATAATATTTTATATGATCCAATTAAAAATAAATTTAAAATTATTGATTTTGGTTTTTTGAATAATATTAATAAATATAATCTATTTTTATATAATAGATATCTATATTTTCCTAATGATACTAATATATTAATGTCTATAATAAATAATAATAATTTCTATAAGGATTTAAAATATTATAAATTAAATACTAATAAGCTAGTTTTAATTTTAAAAAAATATATCGTAATTATAAATGAAATATATGAAAAAAATAAAAATCCTTATTTTCAAAAATTATTAGTATTAATAAATGATATATATAACTATTTTAATATAGATATATTTACGAATTTTGATTATACTATTTTCGAAAAAATTTATTTGAAACAAATAAAATTATCTACAATTTATAAAGATTTTGGTAATAAAATTGATGTATATATGCTTGGAATACTTTTATACGAATTTCTATTATTTATTTTTATAAAACTTGAAAATAATCCTACCATCACAAAAATACCATTAAAATTATTCCATTTAATTAAAAAAATGGTTATTTTAAATCCATATGATAGAATTACTATTCAACAAGCAACAAAAGAATTTAAATCAATTATGAAAAAATAAAAAACATCTTGTGTGGGGATCGAACCCACGACCATTAGGTTAAAAGCCTAACGCTCTGCCTTCTGAGCTAACAAGACATATTTAAATAAATAAAAATAATCTTTAAATAGTTTTTATAAAGTCCAAAAATACTAATATTGGAACTTTCCACCCTCCAACAAATCCATTTCAAACATTCATTTTCCTCTCCCAACTCATAACAACCTCATCGACTGGCATATAATTGTAGTCTTCGAAGTCCTCCTGAACATTCTCTTCAACAACGAAGATTTCTTCGTCATCATAAAGCTCTCCATTGTAAGCGATGTATGGCATCTCGGTTCAGGACGAATATTAAGATGATTGATTTATATCATTTTTAGTTGATATTGTATATTTTTAATACAAATAAATAAAAATAATAAAAGTCCAAAAATACTAATATTGGAACTTTCCACCCTCCAACAAATCCATTTCAAACATTCATTTTCCTCTCCCAACTCATAACAACCTCATCGACTGGCATATAATTGTAGTCTTCGAAGTCCTCCTGAACATTCTCTTCAACAACGAAGATTTCTTCGTCATCATAAAGCTCTCCATTGTAAGCGATGTATGGCATCTCGGTTCAGGACGAATATTAAGATGATTGATTTATATCATTTTTAGTTGATATTGTATATTTTTAATACAAATAAATAAAAATAATAAAAGTCCAAAAATACTAATATTGGAACTTTCCACCCTCCAACAAATCCATTTCAAACATTCATTTTCCTCTCCCAACTCATAACAACCTCATCGACTGGCATATAATTGTAGTCTTCGAAGTCCTCATCAAACTCGTCCTGAACATTCTTTTCAACAACGAAGATTTCCTCGTCATCATAAAGTTCTCCATTAGAAGCAATGTATGGCATCTTAGTTCAGGTTAAAATATCAATACCATTTTATAATCATTTTTTTTCAATTATTAAAAAAAATAATACATTTTACTTAAAAAGATATACCAATTTCTTCTAATTTTACTGCTTTATAATTTAATAAATTTTTTTTTAAATCTTCATAAATAAATAATTCATGTCCAGTTCTTAAATAATTATTATAAAAATTTATTTCATCGTAAATTGGTTGTTTATCTTTTTCGGGTAAATCTTTTAATTGTTTATCATAAAAAGAATTATCTATATGTATTAAATGATGAATATAAATATTTTCTTTTATATTTTCTCTTCTTTTAGGATATGTATCTATTCTTTTTGTATTAACTAATGTTAATAAATGTTTTGGATTTTCCATACTATGTTCTTCCAATTTAAAAAATAAATATGTTTTATCCAGAATTTTAAATCTATAATATAAAATAACTCTTTTAGTTGATTTATTTTTAGGATTAATAGATTTCCGATTAGTTTCTTGATCACATAAAAAATTAATTTTATTATTAAAAACATATTCCATTTTAAAACAAAAATGTTTACCACAAAGAGATTCTAATTTTCTTTTTAAAATATTATCACTTAAAAAATTTTCTACACATTTTTCAGCACTTTCAACTTTATCTTTATCATAAACTTTTTTATGAGTTGTTGTAATATGAGCATTCGTTGATTTTACTTTCCCATTACAACTATTATTAGCAGTGTCATTAAATGTTAAAAAATTAAATAATTCATTATTATTATCTTGAAATATAATTGTTCCAGACAAAAAACACATATTATTTTTTTTTAAAAAAGTAAATAAATATTTAACAAATAATATAACATTATCATCAACTTCTTTTATTTCATCTTCATCTATTTCATCTATTTCATCTATTTCATCTATTTTATCTTCATCTATTTTATCTTCAACTTTATATACATTAGATCTTTTTTTTAAAAAGAAAGACATTTATTAATTATAAATTATAAAAAAATAAAAGAATACTTCCAGAGGGGATTGAACCCACGACCTTACGATTATTAGTCGTACGCTCTGACCAACTGAGCTATAGAAGTATAATTATATTAAAATTCATTTCTTTATATCATTTTTAAAAATATTTATTTGATGGAAAAACATATTATAACAATTCAAAAATGGTTTATAGGAAATATATATAGATTAAACAATTTACCATTAATATTATATAAAATAAGGAATTATTTATTATTACAAAAATTATTATTAAAGAATTTGGTGATAGGATTAAAAGTTATGATATATTAATATTTGATTATATTCTTCTATATAAATATATCTATCTATTTTATCTTCTCCATTTAATACTGAAATATTCCCTAATTCATTATTTTTATATACTTCTTCTTTTCCACTAACAATA